TTCACCACTACGCAACTGCTGAGCTGCTTTCTTGTAATCAATTTCTAAGTTGTCCATAATATAAAAACTGTGTTAAACTACTTTTATTGTAGATTGACACAGTTTAGTTTACACTCTCGCCTCACCCACGAAATGCTCCATGTAGTTCAGCACATATCCGAGCAGTTTCTTATAAATATGTACACCGAAGAACCCTGCTATCTTCTAGGCTCCCTCTGTCAAGCCGCCGCCAGCAAAAAAACTCCCTCTAGCCCCCGTTCCTCAGCATTCCATGCTGAGTCAAAAAAGGAGTGAGCCTTGCGCCCACTCCTTTTTTTATTTATTCCAATCTATCCAGTTCATCCACTGCATCCATCATGATTCTGTCAATATTCTGGTTAGCGAAGTTGATGCTCTCGGTATCGCTCGCCTTATCCCTCATCTTCTTCCATCGCTTCATCTGCTTCTCTGCCAGCTCGATGACTCTGACCTTGGCAGCCTCCTTGGAGTTTTGGAAGTGGAAATACTCGCCGATATTCGTGATTCTCTTGTCAATCGGAACGTTCTTCGATTTCAGTCGGTCCACGTTGGCCATGGTCTTTTCCATTTCGTCCTTATAGTTATACCACTTGCTCTTGGTTCTCTGCAAGCTGCTCTGCTCGCTAGGCGTATAAAGAAGGGAACGAAGGAAAGGAATATCCTTGGTTTCCGTGTCTTTACCGTTCTTTATCAAACCACCAACTCGCTCAATGAATGTTGCAGCACCACCAAAATAACTTCCGTAGAAGTGATGCAAGGCAGAAGGATTTGTAACCGCATCCAAGAAGTCATTACCTTTCATATCCTCGTTGCCCGGCGCAACATCATTTGTCAAGGCATTAACCTCCTTATTCCTATTGATCATCCACTCTGGTGTTCCCTTATATGCAAGCATCCATGATGGCTGATTCTCATCAAACTTATTGTCTCGCTGAATAGGAGCACCCTTCCAATCGCTATTATAAACCCACTCCAGGAAAGGAGAAGTTGCAGAAGGGACTAATGCCTTGATGGTTTCCTGCCAAGGATGCTTGCCAAATGAAGAGTTGCCAAGATAATCTGCTACTGGGACCAGCTGAGACATACAGCCTACTGCATCCAGCCATGGATTCTTCTGTCCGCTCACGTTTGGCGAGAAGGTCAAGCCAGCCGCCAAATCACCCAAGCCATAGAAGGCTCTTTCCTCAATAGCAAGAGGAATAGTTACGAACTCGCCACCACCGATATATACACAAAGATGGTTTCTTCTGATATAATCAGGAAGCTCGCCGTATGGGTCCTTCACTCCCTTTCTGTCCTTCTCATCCTCATTGCTGATGATGAAGTTATTAAGAAGGGCCATGGCCATACCACTAATAAATGGAGCACTGGCAATATAGCCGATTGTTCCAGCCTTGTTGTTCTTGAAGTTCTTGATCAGAAGATTAGTACTCTGAATACCTGCATTGAAGAACATGGAAGAATTTCTGAACCATGCAGCCGTGAAGCCGTAGATATTCTTTCTTGCAGTCTTGCCTGTTCCCATTTCTCCATTCTTGAAGGAGTAAACAGCATTACCAGAACCATGGCGGTTGAAGTTGGTAGATACTTCCTTTGCGTCATAAACAGAACGGATAACAGAACGGTTACTGTCTCGGCTAGCGCAATAGGTTGCGAAGCGAGCAAGATTCTCTGCAATTTCGTTGACATTCTCCAAGTTTTTGAAGATAGCATTATAAAAGCCCTTTCCGACCTTTTGAACTTTGCTTCGTTCACCTTTAATGTGCAGCTTGTATTCCTTGGTGAAGTCCTTCATGTTCTTGATTTGTACCCAACCAGTTTCGCCGCCGTTCTCCATAAACTCCTTGAAGTATCTATGTAATTTGTTAGTAGTATCAAGCGTACCATTGCGATACTTGGCATAAAGCCCGAAGCCGCCTGTATCTGCAAAGTCTTTCAACTTTGAATTTCTGATTCCCTCAATAATACCCACCTTTGCATAGTACTGTTCAAATCTCTTGGTATAAACAAGACCTTCCTTCGCCAATAGGTTAGTCGATGCAAACTCAAAGTCCTTGATCATATTTCGCATCACGAACTCAGGGTTGTATGAAGTACAGAGTTGAGCCATCTTTCTTGAGATGCTAGCAGAAACTCGTCCAGCCAGCGTATCATTCTTATGCTCCAGCAATCCATTCAGAGCCTGCGCCGCTCTAGGGTTTCCGTTGATAACGAAAGAATGGGTCCTTCCGGCAATCTTCACGTCCACGATATGCTGCGATTTATTCTCTGCTCTCTGGAACTTATAGCCGATTCTTCCTCTTCGATACACCTTTGTCGCCAACCCCTTTGATTCCAAATCCTTCATTTCCATATTGAAGTCTGCTACTATCTGATTTATTTCATCAGCCGTAGCGTCCTCTGGAATGTCTGGGTAACGCTCATAGACGATGTTCACCACTGGGTCCTTCTCATACCATACGCTCGTTTCGGTAATCAGATTGTTGCCCGAATTATTTCGCGCGAATCTTGCGAAAGCCTGACGGATTGCATTCATACCGCCGTTCTTGATGGCTCTGTTGCCCATCGCACCAATCTGCGCCAGCACATTTGTCTCGCTCAGATACTTGTGTCCTCTCGCTCTCATGATCGTGCTTCCGATGTAACTCTTCGGGTCGCCCTGCTCGGTAATGTAGCCGTAGGTGTCTTCCGCTGTAGCCTCATCATACTTTCTCAAAGGCACATACCAGTTGAACATATTAGATACATGACCGTGCAATTCCTTGCTGATGATGCCGTTCTTGTAGTCGCTGTCAATCGAATACTGGGTAGCAGCCTTCACCTTATCCCAATAGTCCTTCACGGCTCCCTTCTTGATGCTCTCCATTTTCGCTTCCGAATCCATCACGCTCTGAATAGCCTCGGCATCATTGTAAGGGTCAGAAGATTTCGCCACTTCCTGAATAGCGTGCATACCCGAATAGTCGTGCTCGCCAGCTTCGAAGTCAGCATCAAAGTGGTTTTTGATGCTCTCATCCAACTGTCTGTAGTACTCCTTAAGGTCGATGTTGCCAGCCTCCAACTCGTTGTCAAGATACTCCTTATCGCTATAATAACTGTTTTCCAAGAAGTCAGCATCCTGCTTCTTCTGCTCGTCCATCCTCATCTTTTTAAGGAAGTCACGGACAAAGAACTCTCTGTTTCGCTCCAAGCCGTGCTTGGTAATCATGTAGAGATTGAAGTTTCTAATCTTCTCATCATCCTTCTTGCCATCGAAAGCATCCAGTACGTCAGCCATGGCCTTATCAAGAGGCTTCATCACATTGCGCTCAAACATCTGAGCCGCATCACTCATCGCACCCTGCATGGTGTTCTGCAGTATATAAGGATTCTCCGAAGAGGCAATATCCTCAATCTTCTTGTCTGGCACAATCGCATTCATCAACTTCTTCAACGAAAGCATATTGTCCATATAGCTCTCGGTGAACATATAGCCATGTTCATCAAGCGAACGGTGGTATCTGTCAAGTGCCGTGCCTGCAGATGGGGTAGTGCGGAAGTGAATCTGTCCGTCGGTAGCCTCATCCCACTCAGCCTTGGTAAGATTATCCATACTTCTAAACTTTCCGTCATTTCCGTAGAACATACCATCATGCGCCTCAACCACAGGCATACGCTCATGGTCGAGACGGTATTTCACCGCCTCGGCTCTCATCTTCCAATAAGGATCATTCGGATTCTTCTGCAAGTTCTTGCTCAACCATAGCAGATACTTCACATCTTTAGTATTAGGAGCAACACGATAACCGATTTCGTGAAGGAAATCAGATACCTTATTCTTGATACCATTCCAGAAGCCAGCTTCACCCTTGCCATCCTCGGCGAGTCGGGCGATACCTTCCTCAATGGCATCATAGATATTCAGAGGATTGAACTTTCTCTCCTCATCCACCAGCTTCTTCAAAGCCGCATTCTCAGGCTTATCCAAGTCGTACCATACTTCACGAAGGAACTTATCGAATCGTTCATCACCAAACAACTCTCTCATTCCCTTGTGTCCAACCACCTCATGCCAGATAGTCTTCTCGGCAGTATATCTGTCGTGGATATTAGGAATGTAAAGATGCACCTCGCCAGTCTTCTCGTCATACCATCCGGTAATCTTTCTGCCATCCTCAATAGCTGCCTTCGCTGCCTTGTTGGTGATTTCATCAACCGATGAAACCATGTTCACCTTTGCGCCAGTCTTCTGAGCTATTCTTTCGATGTGGTTGTTGACTGCTGAGGATGGGCTATCAGATAGTTCTTCACCCATACGTTCATCACTTGGTCTTCCGTGGCGTGACCGAAGTGAAGATACCTCGCCAGGTCGTACTGAGCCTCCACGTCCTTCTTGATTAGAAGTAGAGTCCCAATAATGCCCGTTTCGTCCATTCCAACCTGCTTCAAGAGCTGAATCAATATCTCTTGGATTTCTGATAGTTTCTTTGTTGATTCCATCTTTAATATAATTAATTAATTCTTCATTCCCATCAATAGGGATTTTCTGATAAACGTTATAATCATTGTATTTATTGTATTTGAATACATAAAAATTATCAGCAGTGTACTCATAATTGACTTTTCCCCGCTTATAGTTTTTGTGTGAAGAGTCTATAGTATGAGCCAACACCGCATATTCATCCTTTGGCAATTCTATCTCCTGAGGGTCTTCCTCACGGAAGTGGGTGTCTTCATCCTCAGAAGTCTTGCGCTCCTCCTGCACCTTCACGCCCATCTTAGACAGACGGTCCAGTACTGGCTTCAACTGCTCTGGCTTAAACTCAGCAAGCATATTGTTGCCTCTGGTCTCGAAGTTATTGCCATTAACCAGTTTCAGCAAATCTTCATCCATGAAGTACTTGCCGCCCTTCGCCTTGCTCTTCGGTACACGAAGTTCGTAGAAGTAGCCACGATTGTTATCTACACGTTTCACCTTCACCTCACCGTCCGATGAAGTAACCTCGTCAATACCGCCGTGCCATGATGAAAGTTCAAACTTATCAGCTACGCTGTTGATAGGCGCATCTGTAGTTAAGCCCTTAGGGTCGAATCGGTCCGGCATCAAGATACCAGTCTTCACCTCGCCAGTATCAGTTGTATATTTCACCAGCTGACCGCCCAAGCCCTGATCCTTGCTGTCAACCAAAGCCTGCATCAGGTTGCCGGTCACGATATAACCATTCTTGCGGCTCTCATTGCTAGTCAGTCTATCCCAGTTATCAAAGTTTTGGTTCAATACTCTGAGATGGCTGTCTCCCATACCGATTGCCTGCTTAGTCATGTTGTCGATGGCACTGATAACATCTATATTTCCTTCACCTGCGCCTACCTTACCCGCGATAGGGAAAGTAATCTTTCTTCTGCCATCCAAGGTAGCGAAGGAAACCGAAGAGGCGTTAGGCGAGTAGTTATCAGTAATCTTGATGTCAATAAGTCTACCGTAACTGTTGCCGAATCCGCTCAACTCGTTTGGATTGTTCATATCCATAGGCAGAACGAAAGCGCCGTTAGTATCGAAGGTATCAAGCACACGCTCAAACATTTCAGCCTTGGCTTTCAGGTTCTTCACCACATCGTTCAGCTTATCTTTCTCCTGATTGTATATGTTGTCATATTGATAGCCAGCCATCTTCTCAATCTGCTCATCGCTCATACCCGAATCCTTCTGACCCTTCTTAGCATCTTTGATATACTTCTCCTTAGCCTTGGTTGCAGCCTTCCCGGCACGCTCCTCATACTTCTGGCTTGCGTCGGCAATCTTCTGGTCGAAGTACTCCTTCACGGCAGCCTTCTTATCGGTCTTGTATTCATCCCAAGTCTTGCCGCCAGTCAAACCATCCTGCGAAGCCTTCACCTCAGAAGCCTTCATAGGTTTCTTCAAGATGGCCATGTTCACCTTTTCTATATAGGTGTTATCAGCAAAGGCGTTATCGCCGCCTGGCTCTGCACCCTGCTTCCAAACTTCCTTGCGGAGAGTCTTAGCCTTCAGAGGCAGCTCGGTAATCTCAAGGTCGTTCTCACCCATTTCGTTGAGCCGCTGAATCTCGTTGGCATAAAGCTCGCCAATCTCCTGCAACATCTTCTCCTGTTCAGAAACTCTCAGCAGAGCCATACGCCCAAGCAATTTGCTTGCATCGGCACCAGCTTCACCATCGCCAACACCGCCACCGCTTGCAACAAGATTCTGTGGGTCGATTCTAGACAAATCATCGCCATGAGTCTTTTCCCATCCGAATGGATCCGCCATGCGAGCATAAAGGTCAAGATGCTCTGCCATATACTCACGAACTACCTTATCACCATATTTATTGGTAATATCGGCAACTTCCATTTCGTTGAACTTACTCTTCTGAGAAGAAGTAGTGTTGGCATCAAGTGACTTCAACTTAGCCTTAAACATCATCAGCAGTCGCTGCTCGGCAGGGATAAGGGAAACAACATACTCGTATGCACCTCTAGCCACCTGACCGGTTCGGTCGATACGTCCACGCATCTGAACCTCGTCATTCACGTCAAGCTGCTGCTGCGCCACGATCATCACACGCTTCTTCTGGTCCTTATACTTGCTCGAAGCATGGAGGGAAATACCGGTTGCTGCACTCTTGTTGAGAATAAGCGCATCAATCTTGCCATCGTTAAAGTCGCGCGCGAGTTTCTTCTTGTCTGTATCAGCACGCTTCACCTTGGTAACAGTTCCGTTGTCGTTATAAACAAATTCGGTCTGTCTACCGGTCAGCTCGCCAACCTTATAACCTGCCTTCTGCAACTCGTTCTTGATAACATCAATAGGGGAGAGTGAAAGACCGGTACTTGTCTGCTCAATCTTCTTCTCCAGTTCGTGATAAGCCTCAACTGCCTCATCGCCCAAATCAGAAAGCTTGATGTAGCCGCTTTCGCTATTATCCTTAGCATCCTTCTGGGTATAGCGAAGTGTACCCTCCAGACCCTTCTTCAAAGATGTACCCAAGTCTGGTGCGTCCATTTCCTCGCCAAGTTTAATCTTATCAGTCTGCGATTCATTGGTATTACTCAACGCAATCACAGGCTTCATACCCTGCTTCAAGTAGTCGATGGCACGTTCTGCAGCAGACTTCGCTTTCAAGGAGAGAAGTACCTGCTGAACGGTATTGAACGCCTTGCTGGCAAATGGCTGGTTCTTGATACCCAGTGCAGCCGTACCCTTCTTGATTCCCATAGTAGACTGAATGGCAGCTAGCTCATCATTACGCTCATCCACGTAACTTGAAACATATTTCTTTTGGAAATTGATAATATCATTAAACAATCCGATGATACTATCATATTGTTCTCGCTGTTCCTGTACTCGCTCAGGATCATCAATCGCCTTCCAGTCGATGGTTACGCCAGTCATATCTCGCTCACGGCGAATCATCTGACCGCATTGTGTCAAGGTCTGGCTCATAATTTCCTGCAAGGTTGCGCCACCACGCTTTACCGCATCAATCAAATCGGATGATTTCATACCGCCCTCGTTCATGGCAGTACGCAAAGCGTAGATAGGCATGTTGTCTGGTCTCTTGGCAAAGGTTGCAGAGAAGAAGGTAACGTTCTTTGCCTTCTGAATAATGTGTTGGAAATAGTTTCCCTGACCGCTATTGCCACCAGCCGTGTGGCTTTCGTCAAGGATAAGGTAAGCGTTATCCATCAGTTTTTCAATAGCATCACGTCTTCTTTGTCCGCTAAGGGCAGCAGCGCCGAATGTCTTACCCTTCGCAAGCTTTCTCTCTTTTCGGGCACCATTCTCATCAAATTCGTAAACTCCGTTTCCTACTTGACTATAGGTTGTCAATATGTAATCGTAACCATCTGGAAGCTTGCCATTCTTTTCAATATAATCAAGAACAAGGTCCCTTTCTTTATCCGATGGAACTTTATAGACGATGTTACCTTCCGAATCTGTAACATTCGCCCTAGTCTTATCTCCAAGAATAAAAGGACGAAGATCAAGACTACCGACATCTTTTAAGTCACGATATACATCGCTTAGCAATTCAGGAGTTTTTGTAAAATAAACTGGTATCTGTCCATTCTTTATTGCGTATCTAACGAATGAAGCAGCCTGTCTTCCTTTACCAATTCCAGTTTGGTCTCCTATAATAAAGGCGTTGCCTTTCTTTGCCTGCTGCAAGGCAAGGGCTACAGAGTCAACTTGCTCTGCAGCAAGGTGAGAATACAAATCGTCCTTATCATTATAGCCCAGTTCATCAACAAGGAACTGGTCGGCATCGCCCAGCTTTTCAAGATTCTTATTCACCGCCTCCTGCTGGTCGGCAGGCATCACGGCTTTCAGAGTGAATGGATTTTCACTCTTTGGAGAATAAGTAACCTTCTCGGTACTTAGTCCACGTACGGGCTGATCCAACCGCTGTAGTTGTCGCCGTGATCCCCCTCCGCTCCCGGGCACGGAAGATTCATTATCATGAAGCTGAGTGTTAGACTGTCCATTTCCTCTTGATTCCAATACTCGTCCTTCGGGATTGGAGTTATTTCCTGCCCCATCGCTCCGAGCAACATTTGTCCCTGCTCCGTTTGCTCCAGTATCTCCGTCAGAAAATCCTCCATCTTTTCCTGACTCGGTTCCTCGTTGATTTTCCAAGTCATCATGGGTTCCTGATACGGAAGTGGAATCAAATAGGTCAGACTCTCGCTCACCATCTGGTTTGCTTCCTCCTCGTTCTCGTGTTCGTACTCTCTCTTTAGGAGTACCAGCAGCGCCTTGTTTATCAAGTTCTGGTTGAGCACTTCTTGTTTCTCCTCCGATGGAAGAATCCATCCGTTCACCTCGTAGTATATCATCTTCAATTCGTTTATAAAGTTCGTCATAATCTTTCACGGTCTCAGCCCTAGCCTTATCCTTCACTGGTGGAAAGGCATTCTCGTTCAAGCGTCTTCCGTTTATTAATATAATACGTGTAGGGTAGCTGGTTCCCTGCTTGGCGTAGAGACTACCATCCACATTAATCACGTCCTCCACATTATAGTGGCTATAGAGATAACCAAGGAAAGCCTTATCTTTCGGATTCAGACTTCCGTTCTTGGCGTATTCCGTCTTGCCGCCGATGATAATGGCAGCACGGCCATCGTCCTTCATACTCTCCAAGGCATTGATAGCCATCTGTCCTTCCAAAGAAGAAATCTTGTAGCCGTCATACTCCTTAGGGGTAGCACTACCGAATGGTGGGTTTGTCACCACCACGTCAACGTCCTTGTCTGCAAAAGGCTGGGTTCCGTCCTGACTGGTCACATTCTTGAAGCCCTGTCTTCTCAGGTTCGCCAATCGCTGGGCATCAATATCGTTCACATGCACCTTATCCATTGGCAAGCCGATGGTAAGCATGCCGTTGCCGGCACTAGGCTCCAGAGCACTTTCAATCACCTTGCCGTTGCCCTTCACATACATATCTGCAAGGAAAGCATAAGGGGCAGGGGTAGAGTACTGCTGCTTCATCACTCGCTCAGAATCTCTCTGGTTGAGGCTAGGCTGATTCTCATAGAGCGTCTTGATGCGTTCAAACTTCACGGCATCGTTGGTAGATTCCGAAGAAGCGATACCTCTTGCTCGCTTAACAATAGCAGTCTCAGCAAGCTCCTGAAGGTCTGTGTCCTTAATATCCTTCAAACCAACTCTCTCAGCTATCTTTCTCAGCTCAACAATACCGTTAAACTTATGTTTGAAGCCCAACTGTAGATTCACGACATCAATAAACTTCTTCTCAGCCAGCTTTCTTTCCTCGGCAGTCTTTGAGTCGCCCACCAGATTCTCCTGATGCTTAGGCGAAGTCTTCTCGTAGTAGTCAGCCCAATCCTTCAAACTCATGCGCTGCTCGCCATCGCGATAGCGGATATTCATCATCTGCTCATAGATAGCATCCACATCTTCCTTCTTAAAGAGCTTGGCAGCAGGGGCAAACTCCTTGCGCATTTCCTTCACCACGTCTTCAAGATTGTGCATACCTCTCTTGATTCTCAGATAAGCATTCTCTGCCATGGCGCTCACCAGCTTAGGCAACACTTCCAGCTGTCTAGAGTTAAGACCGATGAACGAAGCAGACATTTCATCCTTGCCGGCATTCTTGAGCATATCCCAAAGGTCATTAACCTTCTTGTTTGAAGCCGCTACTGCTGCATCGTCAGCCTTCTGCTGAGGCTTCTTTGGCTGTTCTGCTTTAGCCTTCTTCTCCTTCTCGAAACCTTCTGCTGCATTCTTAATCCCCTCCATAGGGTCAGCAGATGGCTCTGCTTTAGGAGTCTCTACTTTAGGCTCAGTCTTCTGCCCTCTGGTCTTGGCAAAGATGCTTTCGTAGATAGCACGGTGCAAATCGTCTGTCACTTCTCCGTTCAGATAGTCAAGAGCCATATCCTTGGATAAATCGTCCACGTCTGCCTTCATAATCTCATCCTCGGTCAAAGGATGCTCCTTCTTGAACTCTGCTGCAGCTGCCTCAATCGGGTTAAACTGAGGGTCTGGGTTCTCTTCTTTAGGAAGGAGAGGGAGAGGACCTTCTTCTTTCTTGCTGTCAATATGCTCAGTAACCTCGTTCAGATCGCCAAACTTCTTGCCATCATACTCATAGTAAGACCCAGTGTACTCGCCCTTATCGTTAGGCTCATCAACCTTGATAACCTCCTTGTCTCCATCAATCAGAATCTTCTGCTTCATGATAGGACCATTCTTTGATGGAGTCTCGGTTTCCTCGTCAGTAACCTTAATACGACTTTCGAGTTCCTTGTTTACTAAGTCGTCTGGTTCCTCTACTCTTGGTCGTTCTGGTTCTGTTCCTGCTTCTGTTGGCCTGTCTCCTGCTGGTTCAGCCCCATTTCCTCCTCCAGATTCAGAAGGAGATTCAGTTTCTCTTCGTCTGTCATTTTCTTGTTTATTATTAATTCCAAAGACTTTTTCTATAGCCTCGTCCTTACCTAAAGGCTCAGCATTTTCCTGACTGAAAGCATCCAGTTCCTTTCCTACCTTGCCCTGAACGGCATCGTAGAACTTGCTAAACAATCCTGTCAGGCTCTTCTGGTCTTTCAAGCCCTTGTATAATGCTGCTAATTCGAGTTCAAATTTAGTATATTTTTCTCGAATTGGTGTTTCTCCGAACACATTATTAGAACCATTTAACAGTTCAGCCTGTATTGCTGCCCTTGCCTGCTCTAGATTTTTAGAATTTTTAAATCCTGCAATCTGGTTCAGTTCGTTGTAAGCCTCGAATGACTTCTGAATATTCTCCTTGATTCTATCCTCATCCTTGCTGTTTCTATCACGCATGAAGGTAGCCAATACAGCCTTCTGAGCGTTTCCTGGCAATGTATTAAATGCTGCTTCTGTCTTTTTGTTTCCGTCAAACAGACTTGCTTTCAATACACTCTCTAACCATTGTCTTCTGGTAACAACATCGGTAGCCAGATTCTCATACTCCGTATTGTCAATGAATCCGTTCTTATTGAGAAATTCCAAAGCCCTCTTGGAGTTCTGGTTAATCAGGTCGCTGAGTTTTGCATCTTCGCCTAGAGTTCCCTCAGAAAGAAGAACGTTTGCAAGGTTCTCCATCTTATCACCAAGCTTGTTGATGGTGGCACTAATTTCAGGAATGCGCTTACCACCACTCTCAAATCCGCTAGCCATCATCTGGCCCAGTTTCTTTGCTGTAGCATCATCCACAGGCAACTCGTTTACAATCACAGGCTTCTTCATCTTCTTGATGTCCTCTGCATTCAAGCCGAACTCTGCAGCGTGGTCAATCAACCATTGCTTATATTTGGTTGCCTGCTCCGGATGGGAGGCATACATTTCCTTCAAAGCATCCACGCGGTTATTGCCTTGGATGGTTTCGTGTCTTTCGTTTACGCTAGGAGCCGAACCGATGAAGGCGTTGTTACTGCCTGTAATCTGTTCTGGGTCAATATTGCCTGCAATCTTTTCAGCCTCAACTCTTGATGCTTGACTGCTCCTATCCTTAGGCTGCCAGTCTGGACCGAAATGAAGAAGATTCAACTGACCATTGTTGTGGCTAGCCTGAACCGTATCAAGTTCAACCAGCTTAACATGACCTCTAACTTTCTCGGTAGGGGAGAAGGCTACAGTCACTTCATTACCTTGTACACCGCCAACTTCCTCTGGCTTTTGACGATGATAGATAACGCCGCCTTCGCCTTCACGGTAGCCCTGCTGACGTTCCTTCTCATATTGCCCTGCGTTTTCAGCCGTGCCGACACCAGTATTTTCAGCCTCTGGCTTCTTTTCCATGGCCGCCTTGATAGCCTTGGCTCTTTCCACCTGAGCCTCTGCCAGAGCGATAGCTTCCTTCACCTTCTTGCGAGCTGCGGCTCTCTCCATAACAGAAGCACCTTCATACTTTGAAGCCTTTACATTCTGCAAGTCTTTCTCCAAGGTCTTGATGTCGCTATCAATCTGCATTGGCGCATCTTCCTCAAACAGCATCTTATAGACCTCAGCCCCCTGCTCTGGAGTCATTTTCAAGAAATCAGGTTCTCCGTTTGCATCAACAGGAACTGATGTCCCGTCCTTAAACTTCAAACCTTCACCTTCCTGCTGAGGCTGCTCTTGTGGTGCTAAGTTCTCATTTGTGGTATTATCTTCGCCCGATGTGGTATCAACTTTTGTTAAATCACCCTCTTTTGTGGTACTATCTTCCGATTTTGTGGTATTATCTTGTGGTGCATTCTGCTCCTGCTGCGCCTTAGCAGCATCCTGCATAGCCTGTTCCTGTGCTGCCTGATTGTAAGGCTCAGAGTTCTTCATCTGCAATCTCTGACGATATTCTGCAGCAAACTGGTCGATAGGCTGATTTTGGAACAGAGTAACCTCATCTGCCTTCACATAAACCATTTCCTTTGTATTAGGATCTAGGCAGACGAGCATATCACCGCTGCCTTCCTTGGCTCTACCTGTAGTCTGGTCGAAGGCAACATCACCCGAACCAACAAGAAGTGTTCTTCCGCTGCTGTCCTGAACGTACAAAGCCTGCTCGCCATTCATCGGCTGACCGTTCAATGTTCCGTGATAGCTCCAATCAGAAATAAAGCTCTTCACGTTTTCCTCTATGGCATCAGCAGTAGCCTGCTGCATACCCTGCACTCTAGCGTTCGCATTAATATATTGGGCAAGTGGGGTTAACTCTTCTTGGGTCAATCCATTCTGAATGAGTGCATCGTAAATCTGTGCCGGTGTCAATCCCTGCTGGTGCAATTTCTCAAAGGTTTGCTTGAACACATCGTTGCTATCCATCGCTGCATCAAGGGCTTGCTCTGCGTTGCGAAGGTTGCGCAACTCATCAACTACCACGCCGCTATCCGGATTGTCTGTTCCCAGACTATGCTCCTCGGCAACCGTCTTACCTTGGCTTGCAGACTGGTCTGCGTGTGGCTTTCCGCTAGGGAAAAGTCTGTTTTCAAGCTCGCTCTTCACATAATAGAAGATTTTGTTCTCCTGGTCGGTGCGCTTCATCGGGTCTTTGCGCATGATGTTGTCAATATCAACCGTCATGTTACCCTTGTCGTTGATCATCTTCTTCCATGTATCAATAAGACCATCAACAACGTCTGCGGATTCTACTTTAAGATCGCCATACGAACCGTAAACGTCCACATACTTCTCCCAGTCAAGATAGAGCGCACTCTTCGGGTTGCGCAAGTCATTAATCAGCTGGGCGTTTATCGGGTCTGTAACATCCTTGCTTGTGTCATAGCCGTTATTACGGAGGAAGCCAAGAGCCAGACTGGTAACATTTCCGTCCTCATCAGTCAGCTGCATATCCTTCATCTTGGAATAGCCAATCAGCGACATCATATCGTCATTATCACGATAAAGCTTCTGCTTGTAAAGAATAGCTCTGCGCTCATCGGCATTCTTATAAGAGGTACGTGTAAGCAGCGTTCCGTTCTTGGTGTATTCAAGAATCTGTTTGTTCTTCACGTCGTTCACGCTGCGGTAGCTTTTGCCTCTTGTCGTGTTAAACAAGCCCATGGCCGCATTCACCTTCTCCTTGGTGCTCTGAGAAACGTCTGGGTCGTTCATAAAATCCGTGTAAGCAGTCTTATACTTCGGGTCTCTTGGGGCTGTCTTCGATGCGCGGTCCACCTTTACGAAAGCATCCATCAGATTCTTACCCGATGCAGAAGAAATCAATTCATTCTTCTCGTCAGGAGTCAGACGAATATCCACGGCAATAGGGGAGCCGTTGGCATTCTTTCCAATCACGAAATTACCACCGCTATTATGAGTAAGATTATACAACGCATTTCCGATATGAGCGTAATTCTTAGGCTCTCCAGCCTTAAATGCGCCCACCATCACCACGTCTTCAAGCCATGTGCCAAAGGAAATGTCCTTATCGCCAGTGATATTGTCGGCAACCATCATGGTCCCAGCCTCAACGCCGAGACCTGCGGCGGTAGCACCAAGCTTCTGTGTGCCATGCAGCCATTTCTCGCCTGTGCTTTTCTCCAAGCCAGTGATACCGAACTTTGACACCCAAGGAGCCATCATAGCACCCGATACTCCGAACATCGCACCAGTGGTAGCACCATGCTCGAATCCTCCCAATGCCGCCTGACCCAATGCCGACAATGAAGTATCATCGCCGGTGGATGCCTGTCCTAGGGCTGCGGTAATACTGGAGTAACCGCCCAGATTGAGCGCACTCTTCGCCGTTCCCTCCACCAAGCCAGAAGCAATCTTCTGTGCCATCGTCATGTTTGCAGCCTTGAATGCCAACTGCTGTGCAGTAAGCTTGGCTCCCATCTTCACAACTCCAGCCTTGGCGAGACCTTTCATCAGGACCTGCTTTCCCAGATCCACGGTCAAATTGGATGCGCTGCCTGTCATTCCGAGAATAGGGGAGTCCATCGCCATGTTAGCCGCCGTAGAAACGAAACGTGCGCCCATGCCAGACTTGTAACCTCCGTTAGCCTTGTAGCCATTAACGGTAGGCATTTCCTCCAAACCGTCTGCAATAGCCATCGCCTCCTGCTCTCTGGCAATCTGCTCTCTCGACTTATCCTGTCCGGCAGACAAGGTTCCCAAGATGGAATCGCTGAGTCTTCTCACCACATATTCCGTGGCACTCTGAGGCAGAATCTCCTCAATATTCTTAACACCCAGTATATTCTGGGCACGCTGCATCATCTGAGGAGTAACATACTTGTCAACGTACTCCTCCACGCCCATGTTCAACTTGTCGGCACTCTGTATGATGTGCTCCTGCAATCCTTTCTGAGAGTATATTTCCTGCAACTTAGAACTGAGGGTGTCGGCAAGTACATTCTGACGGTTCTTGATCCTGTTGTCCTGCAAATCCTTCCACGCCTTGTTTCTCAGATAGGCATCATTACCAGCTTTCTTCAAAGCCTGCTGATACTGAGACCAAGACAAATCATCAGCCTCCTTCATAGAAGTGGCAACAAGAGAATCAATCTCAGGCGCAATGGTGCCATATTTGCCGTCATTATTGGTAAAATTATTACCCTCCACCTCATACTGGGCGAATGCTCTAGCATCGTCCTCTCTCTGCTGCTTGGCTCTAGCCTGTTTAGCCTCAGGAGTAGAAAGCTGCTGCATCGTCTCGTTGAAGTTCTTGGCAGTAGGGGTTATTCTGCTTTTGCTGATAGGGGTAGCTCTCTGCTGTTCCTGACGTGCAGACTGCTCTTGTGCTCTTTGCATGCGTTCGCGCGCATTACTAGCCTGAGCCTGCTGCAATGGAGTCATTTGGTCGTTGCGCATGTGCATCAACCGCCAGTTCTGCATGTAGTCTGTGCCAGAAGTTGTAGCCGTTCTAGGCTGCTGAGCCTTCTGCTGCCTTGGCTTCTGATACTGAGCTGCCACTTCCTGCGCTCTTTGCTTCATCGTCTTTGGCATCTCGTAATGCTCTTTCTGGTAAGCCTTCATAGTGAAAAGATTAAATCCTTCCTTCTGGGCAGCGCCAACATCCTTTACAGATACGTGGCCACGATCACCTGTCTTTCGGTTTACAACTTCAAATCTCGCATCAGGATAAGCTTTTGCGAATCCTTGTGGGTCTGCGTCATAATCACTCTTCCAAACCGTGTGCTTGGCACCCGATTTGTCTCTAAAGATATACTTTAATATATTATCTGGCATAAGTTAATAATTAATCTACGTGAAACTTATTCTTTGTCGTATTACTCTTTGTAGTCTTGCCCTTGTTACCCTTCGAGGTAATAGTCACCACACTTCTGCCTGTAGTCTTTGGAGCCGATGTTGTACCAGTCTCTTTATACATATAATGATTCTTTAGCATAGTTCTGAAAGCATCGCCCTTCTTGCCAGGCATATTTGCAGCGTAGGCAATCCAGTAGTTCTGTAAGTCGTTGGCATTCTTTGTGTCACCAGTACTTACGTAGTTAGTCCAAGCATCAAGATTCGTCTTATTGATATAGCCGTTCTTGATCAAGTGCTGAGTAATCTGCTTCTTCTCGATAGCGTTTAGATCATACGTTCTGTTCAAGTGTCCTGTTGGAGAGGAGAGATTGGTAAGCTTGCCGCTCTTTCCACCGCCGCCACCAGAAGCAATAGAATGAGCCAATCTTGTTCTAGCCATGTTATTCCTCTCCTGAGCAAGAGCGATACGAATAGCACCTTGAGACTCAGAAACTTTATTATGTCTTGCAGTCTCATTGAACTTGTTGGTAGAAAGTTCGTGATTGAACTTGTCATTATCAAGCAGTCTCTGTAAACTTGCGGTTTTGTAGTTTCTGTCGAACTCATCGTTCTTTGCTGCACGTTCTTCTGCTTTCTGTTTGTAACCCAACATAGTTTCCCTATAAACCTGATTTGCTCTTTCTGCCGCACTCTTAAGGTCGAGATTTGCCTGCTTATAGGCAGCATCCGCATCAATGGCAGCCTGTTTCTGTCTCTGAGCCTTGCGGTTCTGATAACCCTGTTCCATCATGGCAGTAGGGTCGTTGAACACCTGCAGAGGCGCACCCTTCGAAGTATTCACGATGTTTCCAATGTGGCGAAGAGCATCAGCAAAGGCAGCGATATTCTCACGGTTGGTAGTGATTCGGCGGTCATACTCATCTGGAGTCTCACCCTCACGCATTCCCGGCCTGCTCTTCGGCATAACCTTGCCGAGCCAGCTGAAAAAGCCGCCATCCCTCTGTTTAGGATCAGCCTCAAACTCTGGAACCTGCTGTTCCTGCGGCATCTGAAAGCCGCTCAGAGCTGTAGAAAGCGTATCATAGCGAGGTGTTCCGTCAGCATTCCAACCAGTAGAAGGCTGCGGCATTCCCTCAAAGTTACTCTGAGGCTGGGGAGTATTCTCTGCTGCATCGCCCATGTAAGGAGTCTGTACTGGTCCCAAGGCAGGGTTTGCATTACCATTTCCCTGCGGAACGAACTCTTCCTGCTTAGGCATCTGGGTGAAGTCTGTAATAGGTGCTGCACCAGTCTGAACAGGCTGAGCCTCAAACTTACCGGTAGCACCACCCCCATTTCCGAAGAAGTTAACGCCAGCACCGCCATTAACCCCCGCGGGCGCTCCGTTGCCTCCATTCATTACCTGATCATAATCGGGATATTTCGCCCTCATCAGGTCATGCACCGCCTCAGGATAGCCGCCGATAGTTACCGGCTTCTTTCTAGGCTGCTGCGTATTCTGATTATTGTTTACTCCTGACATAAGCGTTTGATTTCCTTAAATAAATCAACAATACTTTTTCTATGTTGCACAATAGTAGCAGATTGGTCTCCACCTTCCTCCGCTTTGTCGTAGCTGGTATAAACCGTACCTCCTTCCTCTAAAACCTTACGTACATGCTCCAAAATTTCATTCATCTTAACCTCATCAGGGTTATCCTCAGTAGGATGAGTATCTTTAACAGGAGAAAACTTCTTCTCCTCTTCCTCTATAAAATCATACAGCTGAGGGTTGTATCTGTAGCTATTTGCCAAACGACGATATTCTTCGAATTCTTTTGAGAAGACTGGTTTATCATAGACAATAACATACGCCATCTTCTGAATCATCTTCTCTGCAGCAATGCCATATTCGCAATACCCCTTAGAAGCATTGCGAACCACTTCAACCAGCTTGGTCTTCTCCTCCAACTCCTTCTTGGTAGCCGCCAACTCTTTGCCCAAGTCTGCAATCACCTCGTCCTTCTCAGCAATCACCTTCTCTTTGTAAGCGAGAGCACTCTCGGCACTCTTCAAAGCCTGAGCATCAATCTTGTCAACAACCTTGTCTGCAAGCTTCTTCTTCAACTTCTCATTCTCCCCAACATATTTCAGACCTAACTCGGCAAGATTCTTTTCACGAATCTTTGTAAGGCGAAGTTCCTCGTTTTTATCACATAACTCCTGTGATAAATCCAGATTCTCGCCGAACATCTTAATCTTTCCTCTTAGGTGTCTAGAACTTTCCTTCCGAAACTCCTCAATCTTCAAGTTCTTCTTATGGATAATCTTGTTGAGTCGGGAAATCTTTTTAGTGAGATGCTTAATATTCTTTCCCTGCTCATCCAACAAGGCATCGTTGAACTGGGAGGCTGCTTCTTTAAGGGCAGGGTTGCCTTCCTTTGGCTGTTCTTCACCAGGACCAGGCGTAGGTGCGCTGTTCTCTGCTAGTTCCAAGCTCAAACGAGCCTTGCGATCATCAAAGCGGCTGGACACCATACTGATGTTATAACCGGCAGACCAAACAACCTGCATAGCTTCACAAATTTCAGAAGACTCGTATGCAGTAAAAACGATACTAGGACTACTAGGTCTGCCAACTTTCTCAACGTCGTAACCTTCCTTCTTCAATATCTTCTTTGCTTCTTCAAATGTCATAAATCTATCCAATTAAAATAATGATTAAAAAAACGGCAAATGCGCCTAACGCATATGCTACAATATCCTTGTTGTCAAACAAGACGTATGTGTTATAGTCGTCCATTTCTTTTAGAAACTTCACTAAACCATCTAGCGTTATCTTATTATTGCTAGACTCGAATGGCTTTTCTATCTGAGACAAAAGACCTTTTACTATCTTTACTTCCATATTATTTATGTTTAATCATTTTAACACTTCCCGAAAATTTAAGGGTGGGGAAAATCGGAAAACCGAAATCCAGAAAAAGGGGGTGGGGGAGGCAGAATTTCTTTATTTGTATTATTCTACTATAATTTGCAACGGTGGTCAAAGGGGGTGGGGGTCTTGGGGTCGCCTGTTGTGCCTCGTCCACCTTGCCTGTCGCTCATCCGCTCCACCTTCTAGCCGCCTACCCCTTCAACCTCTTCTTGGCTCCCGTGGCTAGGTCGAGAGGGTCATAGTGCTGCCCAACCTCATTGTAGCCAACAGGGATAGGGTCTTTCACGGCTCCCTTCCCATATTGAGCCTCGTACGCTATTGCAGTTGGGTTCACTTGTGGCGTGTGTGTTACATTCGTGTTATCACTTCCACTTTTGCTTGAGCCTAAAGCGTTGGTTTTCACCGCCTTAGCACCTTCGAGTTCTGACCCCAATTGGTTCACACCGAAATTGAACATGGCATTTGACGCATTTTGAGCCGCATCGCTAGTGGCTTGCGCCTTCTGCTGCTCGATTTGCTGACGTTCTCTAGACAACTGCTGAGTGTTTTGAAGGTGAGCGTCCTCCACATGCTGCTTGCGAGCCGTGTCCTGTGCCGCTACGTTGGCTATCGTGTCGCCCATAGCCTTGTTAGCTGCCTCCTTCGCCATCGCCACGCTTGCAGCGGTTCCACCGCCAACGGCAGCAGCGCCATCAGCCTTGCGGACATACTCGTCCTGTACTTCCTTCGCCCTTCTCATGAGGTTCTGACCCGCTTTCGTGTCAAGGTAGTCCGTGTTGTAGTTCTTGTCGTACCAAGCCTTCTCGGCGTTCGTTCTGTACGTGTTCTCCGCTCGTGCCCTTCTAGCTGCCTTCTTAGCCTTGTTAGCACCGAAGAGAGAAGAGCCAACGCCAAGCGCCAAGGATGCAGCACCTAAGACCCATTCTTTCTTGTCCGTGAGAACAGGGCAAGAGGTCAAATGCTTTGGGATTTTTGATAATATTTCCGTCATAATTGCAATTATTTGATGTTTCGAGGGCAAATATATAATATTTGAAGGTTCATTTTGCCGTGTTCCAACCTCGTTCGAAATCGCCCAAATTCCACCAATTTCTTTCTCGGGGCGCAACTCACCCCTTCTTCTCCTCCAACTTCGCCCTCTAGAAGACCCATTTTGTAAACATACGTGATTATTGTAAAGAAAAGACAAGTGTTTAATTATAAGCAAGTTAGTTTCAATCACTCCTAAGTGAGTATAAAAGCAAATTGTAAAGAAAGTTCTTATTTCATAAATGAAGATTCTTTGCAAACAAAAAAGGGGTTTTGCATTAATATGTACGCACGCACGCAAGGAGTTCTTTAGCAAACTTTAACTAGCCGTATTTAGCCTTCTTGAATGTTATTCACCCTAAATCAAGATAAAGTCGCTCATTTCTTGCGATTTTTGCGATTTTCGGGCAGTTGGTCGGGATTTCTCCCAAATTCGTGAGTTTTGAGCCGTTTAAGAGCCATTTGCAAGCAGATTAGAGCCGATTTTGTGGGTTTTTCGTAGATTTCATGGTTTTGTGCAAGATAATGCGCTCATCTAGAATTAAGGCTTTTAGAAGATGAGTTAGGCGGTTTTGATTTTTCTAGTTGGAGAAATATTTTTTCCTAGTTAGGGAAATTGTTTTCTTTGGTTGTGTGGTTTCCTGTACTCTCTCTTCTCTTGTGTGTTCTCCTTATGGGTGAGAGTGAAGAATCCTCGGGGGAGATAAGGGGGCAGCGCCCCCACGGGCGCAAGCGCCCTCCCCATGCCCTGTGGGGCTGACGCCCTCACTACATGATTCCTATCTGTATCAATAGAATTTCATCTCCCGATATTGGCGCAAAGCGTTTGAACAGAATAATGCCGCTCTTAGAAGACGCCCATGCAGTTTGCTTAGAATCGCTCATCATAGGCTCAGTTTTTAATATTCTGCAAATTCGACTTATCAAGATGCCGTACATATCACGAATACCCTCTTTGGAAAAGTCAACATCTATAACTATAGAAGAAAGTTTCTTTTGCTCAAATATAAAGCGAACCGCATTAATGTTGTTGTACTGATTTTTACCCCAACCCATTATCATAGAATCATCTCCAGTCTTATCTTGATAGTCAATAGCGATATCCAAATGCTTGAATCTTGACAAGCAAAACTCATAACTATCACCGAGCATGAATCCCATTACTCCACCAAATCTAATTCCGTCAATCGGATTTGAAGACATTACCATTTTCTTTGCACTTCGAGGTGTAAAGATAACCTTTAGGACAACTGCAAGAAGTAATGCTGCCCCGAAAAATAAAAAAACTACCATATCAATATGCGTTATAAATTATAGTTACTTTGCAATTATTCTCAGTTCTTCTACTTGTCTAAAGAACTCCTCCAACGTGTCAGAAGTATAATGAATACCCTTGTATCTGAAAAAAGACACAAATTCATTTGTCTTCTCGTCTAAAACAATTTTATCCTCAGAGACAAACAAAGACCAAAGAGGAACATTTAACCCTTCTGCTATTTTCTCTAAAGTCTTCACGGATGGATTTCCAGAAATATGTTGGTTCAATCCACTAGGCGTCATGCCTATTTTTTTCGCAAGAACGGCAGTAGTTATACCTTGTTCTTCCATTATGTTTCTTATTCTATTATCAGCCATAACTTGTTCTTTTTGTGCAAAAATACGTAAATATTTCGATAAAACAAGGCATAGCTTGCTTAAATATTGTTAAGAACAAGCAAAAACTTGCCAAATAATTTGGAAAACAAGCTATAACTTGTTATCTTTGCACCCGAAATCAAGTTAGATTGATTTCAGCGTAGCAATGGCACATTTAGAGATATTTTGGCTAGTAACGAACGCTATACAAATAGGTTAAGTAGGCAAAACACTGAGGATGATACAGGACAAACACCGAGGACATCGTACACCGAGTTAGTTGCGACTCTCAAAGCAACAAGACAAAGAAGTCTCAAACACTCATCACGCAAGATGTAAAAACGCTAGTCGTGTTAGACTAGAGAAACATCGAGACACGTCAACCCACGGACGTTAAACGAAGGGAGTTAGGTCACATGTAACTTGTGAACGTTGGGCGCAAACGTACACCTGCACTTTGTATGTATAACATTTTAACAACAACGACAATGGAAACAACAAAGATGTGTTTATTAGAATTGACTAAGGCTGAGGCTATGGTATTAGCCAACGTAATTAGAAGAACTGCAAACGAGAATCCATTTCATTGGAAGAAAAGCAGCGTTGAGAAGACAAGAGACCTGTACGATAACGTATTCACTCAGTTGTACGACTATAAATATTAAAGATTATGGCAAAGTTAGCAGATTATTACATTTGTGACCTTCTCTACACCAAAGAAGGTTATGTAATTGCAGACGAAGATGAGGTTCAACCTCAAGGATATGAAGACAATGATGAGTACATCAAAGAGTTTTGGGGAGAATATCCGTTTATAGGGAAGTTCCCTGTAATGTACAGAGGTAAACTTGTTGATGTGCTTGTGTTCAAAAATTACGAACAATACTTTGGAGTGTTCAAAGATGAAGGCAAGTGCATGAAGGACTACATAGTAGTAAAAGACTACATTTGCGAACCCGACAGAAAACCCGAAGTTGTTGCACAATTCGACACTAGAGAAAAGGCAGAAGAATACTCCTTAGAGCATGAAGGTTTATATTGGGTGTATGAAATGAGCAAGGAATGGTAAGTAACAATGTGGGGAGATAAGGGGGCAGCGCCCCCACGGGGCGTACGCCCCTCCCCACGCTAAATAATTCAAGACTATGGCTAAAGAAGTTCATGTTATATTGAAGGGCGATTGCTATTCTATGAATACTTATTGCAGCACCCTCAAAGAGTTTTTGGAAATGAGACACCTCAAGAGAAGTGACGTTTCCGATTGGTGGAAAGAATAATTATTAAAGTTAAGAGTTATGGTAAATAATATCGTAGAGTTCAGTATAGTTAGAATACCCGCTGAAGGAGGAGTAAAAGTTGAACCGATTTCATGTAAGATATGCAGTGATAATCGTGTGAAGGAAATCAAGAAACAGATAAAGAAGTTAGGTTACAAGTACAAAGGACGTGACAGGGATATGTACGACAACATTTTCACGAAGTATATAAAGCTAAGTGAAATCCTTCCCGAGGAAAAAGTATTCTATAAGTATAAAATAACAAGATTAAAATAAACGAATATGGAAAAGACAATAACACTTTCGGGCGATGAGATATACAATATCACATCAGCTATTAACGATAGAATAATCCTTCTAGAGGAATGTATTTCAAGCCACGATGATACTCCTATAACGCACAAGCGATTGAAGGAGTTTAAAGAGATTAAAGCAAAGTTGAACAATTAAAACGATAAGAAAATGGAAAAGACAATAACACTTACAAGCGCTGAGATTTCAAGCATCACTCTCGCTATATACGACAAGGTAATGAACCTTTCACAAGCAGTTCTTATTTGCGGTGCGGAACTCACACCGAATGCACAACAGAGAATAGAGAACTTAAAGGCAATTGCCCTTAAATTAAATGGTATAGAATCTTAAAGATAGGAGATTAGAATATGAGAAAGAACAAGACTTACGAGCAGCAGAAGAAGTTCTATGACAAGAACAACGACTATGAGAGTTTAGGGGCATTATTCTTCGAATGGCTTACTAGCGGTTATATGACCGCAAAGCAGATGCAAGATGTGTACAGAGAAGGAACAAAGGAATGCAAGGAGTACATCTTTGAAGACTTGTTTCACCTTGTAGGACACAAAACCTTCTATCAGTTCGTTAGAATCTTCAACTTTGGCAAGAAGTAACATGGAGCGGTCAGCGAATAGAGGAGCACATCACGTTCAAGCCGTGAGACCGCACAAGTTTAATCAATTAATAAAGAAACAGAAATGGAAAAGAATATTTGTTTATCTTGCAGATTTGCATTCAGAAATGGCAAATGCAATCGACTTGTAGTATCTAGTATGGGTATGAATGACCGCCTTGGCAGTTACTATAAGAAAGACAATAAATGCCCTTATCATGAGGAAGGAAACGATTGCAGAAACAGAGATTATGAGCCTATTAATTTTTATAATTCATAGCAATTAAAAGAAAGGAACGAATATGAAAGTACATCACGTAGCACATTACGAGTATGGCAGCAGACCACACTCGGAAATGAGAGAAAAGGAGTTTCCTACACGTTGGGAGGCCGAGAAGTTTTGTGAGGAGTGGAGAAAAGAGCATTGGTATTTTGGCGGTGCAGCATGGGTAGAAAGCAATATGGAGCCGAGACCTATAACCGCTAACGATGTTCTTGCAGCCGCAGTAATCAAAAAGATTTTAAGATATTAAGGAGGGTTAAGTTATGGACATCACAATTTATGTATTAATCTTCTTAGTCGGCAGTCTTACAGGCTACAGACTGAGAGCAGCAAAAGACATGGAGGATGAGTAATATGAACGTTATTAGAGTAACAAAGAAATCACGCAATAGGGTTGACGTAGTCTTTACAGGCGATAAGTATCTGTTCCTTAATCCCGATAACGGACTGATAGCTTTGGCACAGAGACACGAATTTGGTTCGGGGTTATTTCATGTATTGCTTACGGAGCAGATAAGCAAGAATATGATAGAAGAGACCATAAAGAACAATGAGCCATCAAGCATTATTGCTTTAGGTTTTGAATATCATAACGAGGACAATAAACCTCAGCATACTTTACCATTTATCGTGAAGGTTGAACTAGAATCAAGATAAGACAATGAAGAAGAATAAGTTAGAACTTACAGACAAGGAGTATGACGCAATTAGGGCGTTACTCTATCAAACAACAACGTCAGCCTATGCAAAGGCAGTTGGTTGCGCAGTCTTCATGGCAGCACATTTGGAATTGTTTCCGGAGACTTACAAGACATTAGAAGAGATAAACAAGAAATTAAATCCGTAAAGATATGAAAAAGAGAATTAAGATAGCTTTGGTAGCGGCAACGATAGTTGCCCTACCACTTATGGGAGCCGGAATGCAGCAGAGCAAGAGCGAGGAGAAATCTTTGCTTGTAGACTTCATCGAGTATTGCAAGACATGTGAGAATCTTAGGCAAGTTGATCCTAACAAGGACTACACCCAAGCAACACTCCATGAGCTGAAGAATGCAGCACGTTTCTATGAGGAACAGGAGAACTTTGCCGACTGCACAGATTATCAGCAGCAAGCAAAGATAGACAAGATTATCGGCAGAACTTATGCCGCTAGAATGATTAACAATAACAAATTTAAAGAATAAGATATGAATCCGGAATTAGTGAAACAAGCTGTTGCTTTCGCAGTTGAGTTTAGCGAACAGAATAACGAACGTATTGTTGTTCTTATTAACGGACAAAACGAAACAACTGAGGTACGACCATACCTCGGCCATAATTTCAGCTATGAACAATTTTTAAATGCCCTCATCATAAATTTTAGTGATGGCAAGAAATTTATAGATATTGATAGTATTAATTCAATTCATTGTTACAAACAAAAAATATAGGAGATAAAATTATGAAGACAACTAAGGCAGTTAGATTGAGTGACAATTTTGTAGGAGTTGAGATTAACACCATACAAGACGTAGTTAAGGCACAGGCAGCCGGACTCAAACTTGTAGACAAGGAAGGTTGGGAATATAGTATTTACACCATCGATGATGAAGAGACCGGAGAAGAGCGAGAGCCTACAGAACAGGAAATCTTCGAGCACATCACCAAAGACCTCTCAGAAGGCAAGGAAGTGTACGCATGTATGGAATTATCGTCTGATTGGGAAGTACAGGAACGAGCAAAGACAAATCTTAAAACTAACTTCTATGTTGGTCAACAGGTTTTCCTCATGCGTGATAACAAGATAGCTGAGAAGACGATTTCTCGCATCATCCTTGAGAAGAGCGAAGACAAGGAAGTCTGCAAGCTTTTGCTAAATTATGATAGTAAATACACCAATGGTGTGGACGTCTTTGCCACCAAGGAAGAACTTGTAGAAAGTCTGATGAAGGAGTAAGTTTAACCCGAGGGAGAGAAATCTCCCTCATAAAACATTTCGAGTATGACTAATTCAGTTGTTAAAAATCTGTTGGATAAAAAGGATTGGAGCAGAATCATTTTCCGCTTTCCTACATCAAGCTATACTCTGTTCAATAGCGAAAAGTACGAGATAGATAGTTTCTGCATCTATATTCACGATACGTCCAGAGAGTACAAGGAAACGAAAGTCTTAGACATAGCAAGTCTGATTTCCATGGAGATTAAGAAGAAGAGTTTTGAAGATATTGTAGAGGAGATGTAAGCGTAGACAAGAGCACTTGTCTTGAGAAGATAAAATAGAAGTTGTTGTTGTTATATATATAGGGCGAATGCGGTATTCAAGCCGCTACAGATGGTTGCAACGTACCATCCGCCCACCAAGTATTAATTTTTAAAGAAAGGATTTGATTATGAAAAGGTATGTAGTAGAAATCGTTGAGAAAATTACCTACAAGGTAACGCTAGACGCTGCATCATCCGAAGACGCAGAGAATACCGCAAGACGTTTGTACGATTTGGGTTGTTTGGAGAATGGCGAGTTGGAAAGTGTTATATTTGATGTAGAAGAGAAGGAGGGCGAGTAAGATGAAGAAACAGAAAGTATTTGTGTTGATTAAGCACGGAGCAGACAACCAAGATTATTCGGGCGTTAATGTTATTGGAGTTTACTCTACCAAGACCGCAGCCAAGGAGCGGATGGCAGAAGAGGAAAATAATATTCTAGACTTCTACAAGGAGGAATATCCCGATAACTATGAAGTGTCTGAAGACAAGGACGAATCATCATGGAGCTGTTCATGCAAGGATAGTATTATGTTTGATGAGTTGTTAATAACAGAAAGTGAAATGGAATCATGATAAAGAAATTTCTATTCAACGAGTTCGGTGTATGCACGAATTCTGACAAGACAGAAATCGGCAGCGGAATACCACATATCGAAATATCCACAGCTTATGTTAGAGGAAAGTGGACGTATGGTGTGACATACATGCTAGCAGATAGAGGAGGGGCGTTTGGAACAAACCTCAGCAACACGAATTGGTTCAAGACACAGGAAGATGCCATAGAACATGCTTTGAATTGGGCAAAACATTGGCTTAACGTACAGATAGAACAAGAGCGCAACCGGAATAGTTCTGTTTGTAAGAGCGCAGCTAAGATACTGAAGGAGATAGAAAAGTTACTCCCGAAGAAGAGATATGTACAACTAGAATTATTTGAGTTTTAAGAATATGAATAAGCAAGAATTTATCTTCGTCTTTCCTCAGTCGGGGGAGACGATAACAAAGAAAATGAATCCTTTGGCGGTGAAGGATGCAGCCGTGAAGTATCTGAAAATGCAGAACGAGGTAAGAGGAGACATCTGTATCATCAAGAACGCCCATGAAGATGTTGTGGCCATGGCCTACGTGAGCGACACGATGAAGGTTTCCTTCTTCACCGAGGATGAAAGTGTGAACGACATTAAGCCGATAGGAGTAATCGAGGAAGGAGGGGAGAAATGAAATTACGACAGGCGAAGAAGATACTTTGTAGAAAGAAAAACTATTTTTGGATACCACGAGTCATAGCTTACTCTTATGGCTTTGGCGAAGACCACAGAATCACAAAGGCTATCTGTAGGGTTAGAGCCTATCAGAAGAAAGGAGGTAAGCAATGAAAGCAAGATTTGTAAAGAAGATACTTCTCGGACCCGACAAGGGCAAAAATATGTATTGGCTGAAACGAGTGATTAAAACTTCTTTTGGTTGGAAAGAAGACCACAGAGTTGTTAAAGCACTTCAAATTTATCATCGCAAGAGAAGAAGAAAGGAGGTAAGCTATGAGTAAACAGGAATGGTTCGTGCTCTTTATCTTCTTATTCACGATACTGATGGCAATATTAGGTTGAGAATATGGAAAGGGCAAGAATCATAATCTACGATGATTGGGCGATACTCGATGAGACAGAGACCTTCTTCAAGGATAAATCCTATCTTATCGGCATCGCCAAATCTACCCTTCAGCAGACGCCCGATGCGGTAATCGCTGAAGTTTGGGTCAATGACCGGCTGAAAATGAAGTTCCGCATCAATAGCAAGGGCAAGGTTCAGCAATGCAAGGTCAGTCAGCATCCAGGGTGGGGTGGTCGCAGAGAGCGAGCCGGAGCACCGAGCAAGGGCGCAGCTGCCCTCATCTATAGGGTTGTGACGCATGTGAACGAAGAAACGTTTGAGTTTTGCGAATCCCTCGGTCGCAACAAAGCCGAATGGATCAGACAGGCTATAGCCGAGAAACGAGAACGTGAAGACAAGGAAAAAGCAGGGCACTAGGCTCTGCTTTTTCTGTTTCTTCTTGACTTTGTCCGTATTGTGAACGTACAAAACGTCCTTTTGGAAGTACGATGTCGCATAATATACCTATGCCATGCGGGACATTTACGAATAGTTCCTAACTTCTTTTCGTATTCATTTTTGAAGTTGATACAACTCTTGTACCACTTCTTAGCTTTTCTAATACTAGTCATACGCTACTTCTTTTTTGTTCTTCAAAATAGAATACGATAGGCTTATTGAAAGAAGGAGTAAGCAGACCATAAGCGATACTCATACTTACTTGGAACTTTGCTGCACCTCTAAGCAAACCTTCAGCCTGTTCTCTTATAGATTCACGGAATTGTTCGATATTCATATCCCGCTTTCTAAAGTTACAGGCGCGGCAAGAAGGCATGTAATTCTCCATACTATCCTCACCATGAGAAACGACATACTTGCCTTCCTTATCACTCCAACGAGGGTAACCGCCACGATTCTTAGGAACGAAATGGTCTACTTGCATATCTTCGAACTTTATTTCTTTTCCGCAGTATGCGCAATGATGGCCGTACTTCTCCCAAACCTTGATTCTATCTTCCTTTTTCATAACTATTGTTCTATTACTTTCAAAAACTTCAACTTTGCGAATCGGTATGAGTTATATGTTTCACCAAGCGTTTTATACACCTTAGATGTGAAGTACAGAATGCAGCCTCTATAATCATCAAAACCTAAGATAATATACTTTTCTTCAACATACCCTGCCACGTATGCGCCAATGTCCTTACCTTTATAAAGAACTCGCTCACCTAGATGAGCCTTACAAAATTCCTCGTTTGTCATACGCTACTTAAATTTAATGATAAAAAACTCGGTATCAAGCCATTTGTCGGGGCATAAGCCTTTCTTTGGCTTGCCGATGGTGATACTCTCAATCTCCTTCTCAATTCGTGGGCTATCCTTGCGGTAGCCGTTGATGAATAGGACGTGAGTATATTGTTTTAACACAATTCTCTGTGCGTAAATATATTTTTTAAGTAAATCCGTTCGCCCTGCCAAAGCAAAGGCAAGATGTCGCACATCAACAATATTGCTATTGTTTTGAAGTAATCGTGCTACCCAATACGGCTTTATCTCCCGATACTCTTCATCCTTTTTCCCGTCAGCAATCATTTCAAACCATCGCTTGCTGACGGTGAGGGTCAATACTTTCTTTTTCATACGCTATAGCTTTTACCAACCTAACCTTCTACCTTTCAGAATCACCAATCTTTTATGGCGTTCAGCTGCATCTTGCAACTTTCGGCGAAGTTCTTCCTGTGCCCAACGCAGTTTGGCATCAGTCAAATACTTATCCATTACCTTTATCAACCTTTCCATCTTCTTTATGATTTTCTTTCTTACCTCTGTATTTCTTCTGAAATTCGTTGAGCATATCGAAGAACGCACACGGATTATTGGCAGCGGTTTTGGCGATAGACTTTTCCTTAGGTAACTTACGTGTATCATATTGTCCGCGTTTGTGTAAGACCTCCCTAAGCGCATAGAATAGCGCAGCAAAAATCTCACCTTCTGCCATGTTTTCGTCTCTATTCCATTCTGCACGAATATTGACTTTCAGCGTATTCTCTAACGTCCCATCGTCTTTGAGGTGAATGATATGTTCAAACGGACGATAGTTGCCTACCGAAATTTTCAATGCACTAGGAGCAATATCCCTAGAAAAATAGGTATCAACATCAAGTACAATATCCGTATCAGCAGGAACTCTGCTTAGAATATCAACGAACTCGCCAGCCTTACCTAGGATAGGTCTATGCGGATAATCTTCTGTATATTTCATGCACTATAATTTTTTTACGAAACAACGGATTTACTCTTTTTCTGAACTCAACAAGCGTAGTTGGATATTTCGCTTTTGTCTTGTGATAATGCCTGTAGCGGTGTATCTTCCAAAAAGAGTTTACGAAGTCCTTACATTTCTTGAAGGTGTAACAACAAGTGCAATCCTTACATCTACCTGTCGAATGCGTCCAGCAGTATGCAAAAATGAGACGCTCTTTTATAAAACTTCCCATAAGCCTACAACTTTTCTAATTCTTCCTGTAAGTCATTAATTCTCCTCTCGATGTTGGCGATAACCATCGCTCTCAGTCCTTCGATAACGCCATCGTCGAAGATGTTACTTATATCTCGAATATCCGAAGAACGACCGAACCTATCTTCAAGATTAACTCTTAAATCCACATAACAGCTATTTGCGAACTTCAAAAGTTCTCTTTTATCATCAAGGATTTTCTTCAGATCAATAGCTTTCTCTAAATTTTCTTCTTTCATACGCTATAATTAAAAAGGCCCCTCCGAAGAGAGGGCAATTAGTTATAATTGTATTTTTTGATTAAGCAAATTGCTCTTTGGAAACATCTTTGCTCTTTCTCTGTCGGCTACAGAAATCGCTTCTTCCAAAGTATCGTATGACTTAAAAGAAACACCATTTATTCTAACTCTATATCGTTTACCTTCAATGGTCACATTTCTGTGCTTCGTTGTAGAAGCTAGAGCGGTAGAAATATTCTGAGCATTTTCTTTTCTAGTAACCTCTCTAAGATTACACTTTCTATTATTGAGAGTATTATGGTCTATGTGATCTACAACATTGCTTGGATTTGTCTTTTTAAAAACAACATTATGCAACCACACTTGTTTGCGCTCCAACAATTTTTGCACTTTGGTCTTCACACCATCAATATGTCCACTACGATTGACCGCAAGATTCCAAGTCCCCTTTATAGAGGAAACAATATCTAAATCTTGCTTATCAATATAGCAAAATATCTCGTTACCTTTGTATCGAATAACCAAGGCTATAGTTTCTCCATCTATTTTTATCGCTCTATTCTTCATTCTACTTTAGCTTGCTAATATCCAAAAATGTACTACTATTACCACTAGTTATAACTTGTGGAATTTCACCATTCCACTTCTCAATCCACATCTTCTGCAAGATAGCCGGAGTAAGGGATGCTGTCTTCAACTCATTTGCCTCTCTCTCAGCCTTTGCTTGCACAAGCATCTTCTCTGCCTCAGCCTTCTTTACTGCCACCTCATTAAGTGCACGCTGAGCCTCCTGAATAGCCTTATTTTTCTGATTGACCGCCTCAACTATCGAACTTGGATATTTCAAGCCAGAAGTAAGCTGTTCCAAATGGAAATGCTCATTGGCGAGAGCCTTGCTGAGTTGAGCCTCAATAGCTTTTTCCACCAAATCGCGATTGCTGACGATTTGGTCGGTTGTGTATTTGTTCAGCTGAATGCGGAAGGCATCTTTCACGTAGTTGAACAAAGTACCATTCACAATGTCCTTCAACTCCTTTCGGTACTTCTTGAATACCTTTGGTGCATTGCCGTCAACCATTTTGAGGGAGACCGTAGGATCAACGGTGAATTCCGAGCCATCCTTGGCATTGATGGTGAATGCCGGATAGTCGATAGTCTGCACATAGGTAGGGTACTCGTACACCTCCTCGGTGAAAGGATTGTACCACACACGACCGGTAACAAGACTTACATCATCTACGCCTTTGTCGGAACCATAGAGGTTTACCAAGATTCCCTCAGAGCCAGCATCCACACGCTCGCTACAGGAAGTAGTTGAAAACAACGCTGCACCAAGCAGCATAAACAAACACAATTGATTAATCTTTCTTTTCATTGTCTTTTTTATTTTTGAACGTTAAACAATTTGTCGCGATTGAGAACAATATCCATAGGACAAAGCCTAGCACTCCTACAAGGTTCAAGATGGTGTCTGCCTTGCTAACTGCCCTAAGACTTAGGCTGAGAATCATAAGCGTTGAGAGCAGCCAAGCTACAAACAACATCACTTTCCATTTAATCTTCTTCATAATCATACGCAATTATTTTTAAGTTTCTGATAAATATCTTTAAGTTTCTCTCTTTGTCTTGCGATGCGCTCCTTTTTCTCCTTCTTTGTCAACTTCTTAATGACAGGATAATCTTTGATTGCATCAATGAGCATATTTCTTATATCATCACAGAACACTTCTGTGTTGCTTATCCTAAGAGTTTTAATGTTCAAGCTCAAAAGTTCCTTATCTCGCAAATCGTCTTTCTCTTGCTTTGCAGCATGAGACCAACCATCAACTTCGATAGCGACTTGTATCTTTGGCAGATATATATCAACGAAGTATACATGGTCGTTTACTATGATAGGGTGCTGAATTTTTGCACTCTGTCTTATATTTCGAGGTAATTTGCTAAACAAATACCTCTCTGCCCTTGTTCGAGTAGCGATAAGCTTGCTACGATTATTCTTAATCCACTCATTTAAGTTTTTATTCATAACTATTTTTATTCATAACTATTTTTATTTTTAACTATTTTTATTTTTAATGTTAAAACCGCTAGGCTAAGAGCCTTCGGATTCTAGAATCCCCCTTATCGCACACGTATGCGATAGCACACAAAAAATTATTTCCGCTGAGGCAATCACCCCCATCATCTGGTCACTTGATAATCTACATCAGTTGACCTAAGCAGCTTTCGGTGTAGTTACCGCCTTGCTCGCCTTCTGCTATCAAATCCTGCGATGTCGCCATGCGTCCTCTTGCGACTAGGGTTTAAAGTCAGCGTAGCCGAGTGGAGTTAACCGACAAACTACCATGACTGCCATAAAAACTCGGGGAAAATAAAAATCCCCAAGTCGTGTGACGCCGACCTAGGGATTTCGTGATTTATATTGAACCTATTGAATACAGGTTGAATATCGAAGTCTTATATCAATCGTCACATTGACGAGTGCAAAAGTAAGAAAAGTATTTGAAACCGCCAAATTTCAACTTTTGCAAAATATAGTTAAAAAGTAATTAAAAATTTGTGTTATAAAAATGTTATCACTATCTTTGCATCCGAAAGATAAGTGGCTGATATAGACAGATTTGTGAGAAATTGGTTGTGACCCCAACGGAATCACTTTTTAGGCGTAAAAACGCAACGTTTAGTCAAGAAAAATCAAATAAGCAGTCTATATAACGTATTGAATAACAGATACTTATATAGATTGCTTTTTGTTTTTAAAAGAGATATGTCATAAAGATTGATTTTCTAAACTGGTTTAAAACTGGTTTAAACGCATTTTTGGTATAACTATCTGAATCACAATGGTTTGTATTATTCACGCAAATTGTTGAATCGGAAGGTGTGTTATCAATGTGTTATCACCTTGTAAAAAATGTGTTATCAAAATGGCAAAAATTAATTTAAGTATTATTCACAATCGTTTGAAGCGAGCGACCTCAAAACATGAAGTTTCGGTAGAATTATGCTTTTGTGCCAAGCGTCAAAGGAAGTACTTTTCCACAGGCGTAAAAGTGACAACTACACAATGGTCTGATGCGTCAAAGATGGTTATCAAGAGGAAAGATGCGGATGAACTGAATGAAATCATACAGGCATACCGCGCGAGGGCAAACGAAATCATCAGTAAGATGGTTAAGGAAGGCTGTTGTGACTTAAATGTGGTTATCTCACAGATGAATGGAGAAGACGAAGGAACTTCTTTCATCGAGTACTGCGAGAGAAGACGAAATGAGCGCAAGGTGTGCGAGCATACCAAGAAACGCTATGATGTCTTTATCAAATTCCTAAAAACATGGGGAAAGATAAAATCGTTCCAAGACTGCAATGTGTCGAAGGTGCGTGCGATGGATGAGTATCTGCACAGACAGGATAAGGCTCAATGCACCATCTACGACTATCACAAGTATCTTAAGTTGTTCATCAATGATGCGATGATAGACGGACTTATTGAGCAGAATCCTTATAAGTTTCTGCCATTTCATATTGGCAAGGGAGAAAAGCAGTATGTTGATTGTGTCACAGAAGAGCAGTTTGCTGCCATCAAGAAACTGAAACTCTCAACACCTCATATTCTCCATGCAAGAGATTTGTTCCTCTTCCAATGCTACACCGGACTTGCATACTCTGACCTTGCATCGTTCGATTATACTAACTGCGAGGAGATTGGTGGAAAGATGTTCTATCACGCTAAGAGAACGAAAACAGATACTGATTTCGTATTCCAACTTCTCAAACCTGCCCTGGAGATACTACAGAAGTATGACTTCAAGCTGCCTAGAATGACGAATCAGAAGTATAATGATTATCTGAAGGCGATCGGGCAGATGGTCGGAGTTGACAGATTGCATACCCACATGGGTAGAGCGACTGCGGCAACCTTATTCTTGTCGAAGGGTATGCCTATCAATATCGTGGCAAGGGTGCTTGGACACACTACCTTGCGTCAGACTACTAGATACGCACGTACATTAAATAAGGACGTACAATCTGCTTTCGACGCCCTCGAAGGCAAGATGTAAAACAATAAGGGGAGTCTTCGCAAAGAAGGCTCCCCTTTATCGTATCAGCCAACAAGGCTTTTGTCTCTTTCAGCAATCTTCTCGCTGATGATTTGCTTTAACTCCTTAACCACTCCTTCCTGTACTAGCAACTTTACTTTTGTTTCTGCCAGCTCTTTCAGCAGTTTTTCGTCCGTCTGCTTGTCTGCATCGTAAAACATACTGCCTCTGCCACAAAGTAGCCAATCTGCTGATATGTCTACGTATGTAGTCAGTATTCTGTCTATAAACTCCATTGAAGGCTCCTTTGTGCCGTTCAAATAATTGTTCGTAGCAGCAGGTTTTGCCCCGATAGCGTCAGCAAACCCTCTGTTAGTCAGCCTGTAATGGTCTCTTACCTCGTTGATTCTATCTCTTAATCCTTCCATACTGCTAGTGTTTATATTTGTGTAAATACGTAAATTAACTATAAATTAATGCCTATATCCTTGGATATTTGTCTACAAATATGTATCTTTGCATCCGTAAACGAGAACAAAACTCGTTCAAAACTTATTTATGGTGCAAATTTACAAAAAATAATATGAATAAAGTCGTAAAAATAGAAAAAATATTGATTGATAAAGATAAAATTCCTAAAATCATGAAAATTTTTGGTTGTGGCAAGACTACTGTCTACAATGCTCTTGCTTACCGGAGTAATAGTCAACAGGCTCAGGATATTCGTTCCTGTGCTCTGAATCGCTACGGAGCAGAGAAACATAAAATGCCGCAATTTATGAGTGTGTAAATGTGTGAAATATTTGGCTGTTGAACTTTTAGATTAGTTATTCAGACAAAATGCGTTTTAAATTGGATATGCGTGAGCATAGAGTTAAACGATTGCTTAAGAAAGGTTCTTTTTCTTATTTGTAAACTATCAATTCACTCTTGTGCGTGAGCATAGGAGTGATACATGGGAATCGAGCTAGCTCACTCGGAGTGAGCGGGGAAACCCGAGCAAAGGCGTTCAACTCGTCTCGAATCCCCAAAATAGTTTTGGAATATTGTTATTATAACTTTCTTGAAATTGTTAGGTGTGGGGCGGTATAGACCCAGTGGCAATATAAGTTGTTTGCGTTGAATTCATGCGCCACGAACCAGAAGGAAACGTTGTGGTCGAGCGTTCTACCGGCACCTTTCGTTTTATACATTATTATATATAGCGATTTCCGGAACAATCCCATTGCCCTTTTTGGACATAAGTTCTTTGACATATTGGAAAAGTGTAAAGTCGAATAGTGTTAAGTCATTATAAGGGGATCCCCGAGCATCAGTCTTTATGACTGATAGCTAAAGCGGTGAGCATGGCTCTTAAATTCATGGTAGCGCATGATGCCGTTATCCACCGATGGTGTAACTGGTAGCACGCCCGAAACTGTTTTGTGTAAATCATTAATACATTCTTATCAAATCGGGAAGTTGGGTCCGAATCCTTAAGGTGGACTATTATGTATTTGTTTGTTGTGTATGATTATTCGCTGCAGCGGCAGCGACTTCATTATACAAAGAAGAACTTTTAAATTAAGCTTCCTGCTCGTCCGTGAGGATAGGCAGGTTTTTCTTAAACTTCAAAATCAATGGCTTATGATAGATTTATCCGAACCTACTCTCCACAAGTACCGGAGAAAGGTTCTCGAAATATACAGAGAACTCGAAAGAAACCCTTGGGCACCCTTAGGAATCTTCGAGTCAAAGCTGAGGAAAATTAATATCCTCAACTCGAAAATTAAAAATGTGTCCTCAGACATAGGAAAGCCCGAGGGCGAGTATTCAAACTCTACAAATGATAATTACATGCAATATGGGTTTAAAAAGAAAAACTCCTCTCAAGAGGACACCTATAAAGAAGACTCCTTGGGATAAATCCAAGAAGGATCAAGTGAAGAAGAAGGCGAAAGCCGGACTTAGCAAAAGTAAGCTGAGAGATAAGCTAGATGCGGTCTTCTCTAAATATATCCGACTGAAATATTCTGATGATAAAGGTTATTGCCGATGTATCAGTTGCGGCAAGGTTTTCCCTTGGAAGGAAATTCAGAACGGTCATTACATGTCGAGACGTTACATGTCAACCCGATTCAGCGAAGATAACTGCCGGCCACAATGCGTGGCTTGCAATATTTTCAATCAAGGCAATATTCAGATGTATCGCCGTGCGCTTATCAAGCAGATTGGCGAACAGAGGGTTGATTTGATAGAAGTTAGGGCAAGAACAGAAAACAAGAACTGGTCTCTCTTTGAGTATAATCAGCTGATAGCCTTCTATCAGAAAGAAGTAGACAGGCTTCTTGAACAGAAACACTTAACATATAGCATATGAAAGAAAAGGTTTTAATTTCTCGTAAAAGACTTTACGAGCTTGAAAACATTGAGCTAAATTACAAAATGATGGAAAATGCAGTAAATATTGCTCAAGAACGAAGTGAAAAACTAGCCAAACGTAACAATGAACTTACTAGAGGTGTTCATCGGCTTTGTTTAGAACTGAAAGATCTCCGTAATCGTGTTGAATGTATTTCAGACCATAAAGCCAACTATCGCTCAAAAAATTATTTGGCAGCCTATGCTGGTCAGATTACGGATGCAGTTATGACAACATTAAGTAGTGTTCGATTTGGCTTTTTTGAAACTAAAATCAAAAAAGAAGATTTACGGGAAATCGAAAGTGAAATTCGAAGAACAATACATAACATATTTTTTATATAATGAGTAAACTAGGTACAAAAATCAATGTAGAATTGGTAACACAAGGGTGTTTCCCAACGAAGTCGTATGAGACGGATGCCGCTTACGACCTTCATTGCAGCAAGGACACGGAAGTAATTCCAAACAAACGCTTTTACGTTCCGCTCGGGTTCAAGATACAACTTCCTTCAAACATGAAGATGCTGATTCAGCCACGTAGTGGCATGTCGGGCAAAGGAATGTTGTTAGATGTTTATTTCCCTTCTTGGCTCCTACATGGCGACTATCTAGGCAAGGTCAGAGCAAATCTTGATGTAATTCTCGGTTTGATTGATTGCGGCTATGGCGAAGAAGTCCATGCTATAGTCAAGTCGGGCAGATGGAGGCTAAAGCATCGCATCATGCGTATGCTCGGTTTCAAGTTCGTTATTCCTTATACCCAACGCATCTGTCAGGGTGCCTTCACTTACGTTCCAGATACTAACTTGGAACTTGGCAAGGTAACCGGCACTCGTAGCGGTTTAGGATCAACAGATAAGAATTAGTTTTTAACGTTATTTTTTTTGAATTTAAATTTATTTTTCCTGCTCGTCCGTGAGGATAGGCAGGTTTTTAAAAAACGAAATCATGAAAAAGAATATCAGACAGAATTTCTTCAATCATATCAAGAAGGTACTTGATATTGTTGACAAGATGGGGGATGAGGCAAAGCATTTCCGTTGCATCGTCCTTATGGGTGACAGAACCATTCCGAAGGCATACGCATTCATGCACGCATCGCCCGAAGACCTCAAAAACCTTATCTTGAATGCCATGCGCAATAGCGACCAGTTCACCTACGCTACTGCAAGAGCATTCGAGGAATACGATAAGGAACTGAGAGAAAAAGAAGAAACTTTAAACAAAGATAAAAATGAAGAAAATCCTATTCAAGACACTTAAACTGCAAAATTTCTGTGGCATCCGTGCCGGAGTCTTCGATTTCGGAGAAGACTTAACCGTTATCTCGGGAGACAATGGAAGAGGTAAGAGCACTATCGGCAATGCCATCATGTACACATTATTCGGTACTGATACCAACGGCATGCAGCTCGACATCAAAACCTTCGATAAGAATCACAATATTATCAAGGAGATAGAGCATTCATCCGAGTTGGTTATGTTGGTAGATGGTGATGAAATCTCGTTCAAGCGAGTTCTGACCGATAAGTGGAAAGGTGACAAATGCACCAATACCTTCAAGTACTATGTTGATGGAGAATTGACCACCGCCGGAGATTTCAGCAACGTAGTTGACGGAATCTTCCAAGAAGACCCATTTTCGTGGTGCATCTGTCCTAATCTGTTTCTTGGTATGACTTGGCAGAATCAACGTGCATTCCTTCAGTCTTTGGCAGGTGACATTTCAGTCGAAGACATCACGAAGGGCGAAGAGAAGTATGATTATCTTGTTGAACTCCTCAAACAGAAAGATATTGATGCCATCCTTCACCACCTCAAGCACAAACGTACAGAAGTTCAGAAGGAACTCGATGCGGTTCCTATCAGACTTGCCGAACTCGACAAGACCCTTCCACCAAAGCAGGATTGGGAGGCCATGGGTAAAGAAAAGGCTGAACTGCAAGAAAAACTGACGGAGATTGACAACAAGATTCAGCAAATTCGCACAGGTGGAGCAGACAGAGTTCGCCTTGACGCAATCAGAAAAAAGATTGAATTTTCCGAAAAACGCAAACGAATGATGGAGCAGGGCGCAGACAAGGAGTCTACCGATAGCATGACCAAGCACCAAAGCGATGTTCTCAACGCCAACGCAGCCTTCAATAAGGCAGAATCTACGGTTGATAACCTCAAAGCAGTCATGAGTGGCTATCCTGCCACCGAGGTTCAGATAAATGCTCAGATTGAAGAGTGCAAGAAGAAGGTTGGCGACTTGAACAAGCGTAGCGATGAGATTGCCAAGCGCACTTGGGAATGGGATGATAAGGAAGGTTTCTGTCCTCATTGCGGTCAGGCTCTCCCTCTAGGTGATGTTCAGCTCCTTAAACAGGAATCTCAGAACCGGTTCAACTCTCGCAAGGCAGATGATATGAAGGAACTCAACAATGAGTTTGCCAAACTCCAAAGCGCATACACCGAACTCAACAAAGAGTTGGATAAACTGAATGATGATCGTCAGACCACCACAAACCAGCTCGTCAAGGCTCACCAAGCCCTCAATGATGCCGAAAAGCATAAGGCAGAAGTTGATGCCGATGCTCCACGCACCTACGAGCAGATTCTAGCCGAGAAGGAAGAGTATCAGCAGGTAGTGAAAGAGATTAATGAGTTGCAGGCAGAACTCGACAAGCCATCTGAGAGCAATGAAGATGAATACAAGTTACTTCAAACACTCGATGAAGAGCGAAAACCGCTTTCTGACAGATACGATGAGGTTCTTGAACTCCTCGCCTCAAAAGCATCTTACGATAATACAATGGCTCATATCGAAGCAGCACAGAAGGATAAAGCCATCTTCCAGGAGCAGCTTGATGATATTGATGATAAACTCAACATCACAAACGAGTTCTATCAGTTGTCTTGCAAGGCTCTCGAAGATAAGGTTAATCAGCACTTCCGTTTCGTAAAATGGAGTCTGTTCCTTCCAAAACTCGATGGTGAGAAAAAGCCTTATTGCGAATGTTATCACAATGGCGTGCCTTACAGCCGCCTCAATGGTGCTGCAAAGGTGAATGCCGGAATCGACATCGCGCGCACTATCGGTCAGTTCTATGATGTATCGGTTCCTGTCGTGCTCGACGAATGCGAAAGTGTTAACCATCCGATCTGTACAGGCGGTCAGCAAATCCGTCTTGTAGTATCAAATGATGATAAACTGAAGGTTGAGCATATTTCGCTTTTGTCATAAAGGATTGAAACATATCATGCAAATCAAGACGAAGTTCGATATAGGTGATGCAGTCTATCTGCTCGATGGGTACAAAATCCGACGTGCAAACATCGTGGGCGTATTCTTTCAGCAGATAGGCGAGGCACCTTGCTCTATTCAGTATAAGTTCGCAGTTTTCCCAACAAGGAAAGAAAGCGAAGTGTTTAAAACAAAAGAAGAATTAATCAAATCAATAAGTAAATAAAAATCATGGCAGAAACTTTAAAATTAGAAATGTTGGTTGACAAAGACCTTATCAAAGGTACTCTAGCGTTAGGAGGAGGCATGAAGGACGGAACGGATTCGAACCGGATAAAGGAGTGGTTAGATAGCCACGATAGCGTAGAGGTTGATCCAAAAGAACTTTTTCCGGAAAGTGGTGAAATCAACCTTGCTTTGGGAACAATAGCCTTGGCTGGTATCGCTAAGGAATTAATCAATCATAAAGAAGAGGAGAAGTAATCATGGCAGAAACAGCAGTAGCAAAGGCACAGCCTTCTCAGAAGGCTGTAGCAGTTAAGAATTTTCAGGCGGTAATGAACAATAGTTATTACCAAAGTCTGTTGCAGAGTTCACTAAAGGAGAATAAAGGTGCTTTCTGCACCTCACTTATGGAAATCTTTTCTTCCGATGAAAAGTTGCTCCAGTGTCAACCTAACGACTTGATGGCTGAGGCTCTGAAAGCAGCTTCCCTTCGCTTGCCTCTCAATAAACAGTTAGGACAGGCATATCTACTTCCGTTCAAGAACAAAGGAGTAATGACTCCTACGCTCGTTATCGGTACAAAGGGTTATCTCCAGTTGGCTATGCGTACTGGCAAGTACGAGACAATCAACGCTGATGTCGTATACGAAGGCGAGTTCAACCATTACGACAAGGTTACAGGAAAGCTTGACCTTTCAGGCGCTCAGATTTCAAATACTCCAATCGGTTACTTCGCCTACTTCAAGAAGAAGGATGGTCTTACCAAACTTCTCTATATGACACTTGATGAGGTATGCCGCTATGCAAAGCAGTATAGCCCTACCGTTAAGTTCAGCGAAAAGGTCGATGCTGAGAAGCTGAAGGAAATGGCTCTCAAGCAGGCTGCCAACGGAAGTGGCGAAGGCGTAGGATGGTATTCCAACTTCGAAAGTATGGCCATCAAGACTGTTCTCAGAAGACTCCTGTCGAAGTGGGGAGAACTCTCTATCGAATCAAATGACATCACGAACCTTGATGAGGCTCCTTCTGCCATCGTTCAGCGTGATGAAGAGTTTGCCGAGGCAAAGAACGTTATTACGGTCAATGCTGATACCGGAGAAGTCGTGAATGCCGAAGAAGTACATGACGAGCAGCCACAGGCTCAAAAGTTTAGTTTGAGTTAAGTATATTATTTTAGTGAATTAGATTATGAAATTAAATGTAACTGTAGATTTAGATGATATTGAGATTGGTGACTTTTATGAAGATGGTGATTTAACTCTATCTGAAATAATAAAGAAAGAAATCATCAGTCAGGTCACTACTAATGTAAGAAAAGCTGTCCTTGAAAAATATCATGAAGATATAGAGGTAGCTGTAGAGAAAAATGTGTCAGAATTAACCGAAAAGGTTCTTAAAGGTTTTGAAAATAGCAACGAGACATTTGAGTATACACCAAGATATAGCAGCAAACCTGTGGTGACAACAATTAAAGACCTCGTAATGAATAATTACTTTTCAAATGAGGTTGAAAGTTCTAGAGTCTCTGACAGCGTCGAGCGTATTGCTAAGGATTTTGTTAAAGAGCTAACAAAATCGCTATGACATCACTTTTGCTTCTCTTATTGTTAAGAACATGAAGGAGCAACATTTGCTTGCTGATGATAGGTTGACAGAGCTTATTAAGAAAGAATAGTATGAAGTTGATAGTAGTAAATAGCAATAGTCAAGGCAATAGCTACGTACTGGAGTCTAGTAATGGTCAACAGCTCTGTATAGAGGCAGGTCGTCCGTTGCAGGAAGTAAAGAAAGTTGCAAACCTCAAAACATCAAAATGCGTGGGAGTGATTATCAGTCACTCCCACGGCGATCATGCAAAAAATGCCAAAGACTTTCTGAAAGCAGGAATCGATGCTTACTCTACCGAAGAGCTATCCGAGAATTGCAAGGGAGTAAAAGGCATGATTAAAGAACAGACCTATCATCTTGGTGCTTTCAGCATAACCCCGATGAAGGTAGAACACGATGTGCCTTGTTTCTCTTTCCTCATTCATCATCCGGAAATGGGAACCATGATGTTCTTCACCGATTGCTACAATATGGAAAATGTAGTTCAAGGGTGCCGGTACTTCTTGGCAGAATGCAACTATGATGATTCTCTTCTCGAAAAAGCTGTAAACGAAGGCAAGACGATAGTCAGCCAAGCCGACCGCATCCGTCTTTCCCACATGAGTCTGGCTCACTCTATCGAGTATCTCAACGAATGCAAGGCAGCCAATACCGCCAAGCGCATCGTCCTCATTCATGGTTCAGCACGCCATCTTAACCCAGATGTTGCCGTAAACAAATTCCAGCAGGTCCTCGGTGTTCCAACCGACTATGCTTGCAAGGGTTTAGTAATCAATCTAATGTAATTATAATAATATGAGTGTATACAATCCTAATGATCCTCGCGACTATCTGAAAATCGTGAAGGAAGTTCAGAAAGCCAAAGAATGTGGGTATAATATCGAACTAAAGAAGTTTCACCCCATTCAGACCGATAAGCAGTCTAGTTATCTTCACTTCATGATTAGCTATCTCGCCCTAAAGTTAGGGCAGACCTTCTACGAAACGCTTCGTGATATTCAGCGCAATGTTTGCAGCTACATCTTCTATACCGATGAGGTAGATAAGACAGGCAACCGCAAATACAAGCCTCTCACTTCCCTCAATACAGCAGAGGCTAGCAGCGTTATCCGAAACGTGATAGATTACGCTAATGTCCGCAGTATCATGATTCCGGAACCCGACGACCAAGTTGGTTTGCAATATTGCAAGCGAGAACTCGAGAACTCGGGCGCCGGTTGGGTATAAATCATCAAAATCATATAGCTTATGAAAACGTTAAAGGAAATCCATTCGGAGGCAAACAAATATTCGGAAAGCGAACCACTTCAAGATGCTTTTGTAGCCGGTGCAAGATGGGCGCTTACGGGTAAGTATTACAAGCCTTCTGAGTTGTTCAACAATCATGCCGAAGTGGAGACGGTAGGCTTGGAGGTTGAAGAGCCTTCTGCTATCATCCAAACTGAGCCAGCTCCAACATTTGAGGAGTTTTGGAAAGCTTATTCTTATAAGAAAGGTAGGAAAAAGGCAGAAGAAAAGTGGAACAGACTAAAGCTAGCCGATAAATTAGCTTGCATGGCAGCTGTTCCTGCTTACGTGGCATCGACCCGCAAGCCGACCGACCCGATCGTACCTCATGCTAATATACCCTTCCGCATGCATCCACTCACTTATCTGAATGGTGAAAGATGGGAAGACGAAATAGAAACACCTGTAAATTATGAACAACAACGGAATATCCAACGTTCAGAGCGCGCTGCCCGACTCATCGCGAGTGCCTATCATCAAGGATAAGGCAAACTATCAGCGTCCTGCAACCTTAACTGAAGCTATAACGAAGAATAAGGAAACCATGTTGGATATTCAGAAACGTGGTGGACTAAGAGACCTCGTAGGATGGGTAACAGGACGACTGATTGACCTTCTCTATTATCTGGGCGCCTATGATAATGCAACAGATTATCAGATTCAGTTGCTCGCTCAGCGTATCTGTACAAAGTATTTCTACATAACTCCTGCCGAACTTGATTACTTCTTCGTAGCATTCACCAATGGCGAATACAACAAGCTCATCAACAACGGTAAAAGCATCAATCCTCAAGATATTATGAGAGGATTGATAGCTTACGAGGCAGACCTACTGAAGGAGCGTGGAAGGGTAGAGGACGAGCGCAGAAAAGAAGAAGAGCGCCTGAAAGCGATAGAGGATACAAAGAAACCTCATGGCATAGAGGCATGGCGAAACTACTGCAAGTCGAAGGGTTTAGACCCTGATACGCATACATTGCCATCCGTCAGCCTACATGATGCCAATAAGGAACTGAACATTCAAAATCCTGGAAGAATGACCGACTTAAGATAAACAAACAATAAAAAATGAAAGTTATGAATACAATTCAAACAGATGTTATCATTGTGCTATCTATCCTGTGGTTGGTAGCTATAGCAATCATTGTTGCAGACCGCATCAAATATCGCAAGTGGTATTCTAGTAAAGGTAAGATGGTGGTCCTTCGCATCAACAATCCCGATGTACGGGACCGCCTCAACTCAGAGGGCTTATCTCTCTGCCAGTGTGCTTACTACAACACCCACAAGTATCTCTACACCATTGAAGGTGATCGTATCTGTGGTTTTACCGAAGAATGCACTCATCTGATAGAAGATGCTATCAAAAACCATCAAGAGGTAATTGATTGTGATATTGATGTCAGCAAGTTCGTGAGCGAGGTCAAGAAGTTACAACAGGAGTATGAAACTAAAGAGGAGAAGTAAGTATGATAGACGAAAGAAGAATAGAAGAAGCTGCACAACTTGACGATAAAGAATACTACGATAGATTATCGGATAATGATAGATGCTTCTTCGAGTATGGTTTTAGACGTGGATATAATCGAGCTTTGAAGGATTTGTGGCATCCTGCTAGTGAGATACCAAGTGAAGGAAAACCTTTAATAGTAGAGTATAGTATTACAGATACTATTAAAGATTATGCATCATTAAAGAGGTTAAATAATAGTTATGTTTACTGGGATTGGGTTTCTTATTTTGAAAGCGCAAATATAACTCGGTGGCTCTACATTGATGATTTACTGCCAAAGGAAGGAGGTAATCAATGAAAACATTTGTATTTGATATAATGCTCGACGGAAGATTTGTCTGCACATTAAAGTATAAATATTGTGCGCTCTTCCCGATAGATTTTGAAGAACTAAAGAAGTTCATTCTCAGTAAGAAACCTTCTCTGAAAGGACTATAGAATTGCGTTTTAATTGAGTAATAATATGAAAGTATTTAAGCTACTTCTTGTAAGTATTACTTATTTGTTGATAGGAGTGTTAGAAGTGTACAGCTACTATCTGTTTAAGGCAGATGTTATTGGCATGTTTGCATTCCTTACTATTTGTGGTTTTATAGTAACTTTTATGTCAGAACTAGATAGTAATTAAAAGTAAAGCGTATGGATAAGTTAAAATATATATCAGGAGATTTGGTAATGACAAACGGAGTACCTTTAGGAACCTCTAAGAATGTCGTTTACCGAGTAACATCATCAGACCCATCAAAGACATTGAAGTTGGGCGATGGAACTGTTCTGAAAGGTGTTGTCTGCTTAGAGAACATCGAAGGTGCGGAATTTGGAGAGAAAGGCTATCTCTTCGGAGATTGCTGTGCTTGGGTTAAGGCTATTTTACCGATTCCTCTCACTCCTGAGATTCTAGAGAAGAATGGATGGAAACTTAGTCATGGATTCTACTGGTCTCCAAATGAAGAAGGTGCAGAAGTAGGCTTATCAAGCCAAACTGGTTATGTTTGGAATGCTTATATGAAAAGCTATCCATTACGTAGTGGTATCAATAGTGTCTCTGATTTACAGCACCTTCTATTCGGTCTAGGACATAACTCAGAAATGGAGGTGTAGGTATGGCAAAGAGAATAGTCGAAGAAACGCTAGCAAATGGCGAGAAAAGATATTGTGTACAAAGCAATACTTTGTTTGGAATTCCTTGTTGGTGGAGTACAATGACAATATTAACAGATAGCGGTGTGTCTACATCTGCTGAGTTTAGTTCTTTGGAGGCTGCACGAAACTTTCTAGGAAAAAGCAGAACTGTTGTTAGTCGAAAAGTGATTGAATGATTGTTTAACGCCTTCGGGCATAATTTTAAAAGATATGACAAAAGAAGAATTACAAAATAATCATGGCGATGCTGTCTGTGTATATTGTAACAAGAACATCATTCCAGAGCATAATCTTGGTATAGGTTGTCTTTGCGAAGGAAACTGATGTGAGGAAGCACAAGATGGCTACGCAGATGAAAATAACATAGAGTTGGAGGACTAATATGATAAGAGAAAATGTAAAAAAGAATATGGATATTATTTCTGCTTTTGCAGAAGGAAAGACTATTCAATACAAGACAGATACTGGTAGCTGGCATGATTTGACAGAAAATGAAGGTTTGCCAATGGGAACTTTGGCAGAAGAACCTAACAAGTTCCGAATTAAGCCAGAGCAAAAGTTCCGTCCATTCAAGAATGCAGAAGAGTGCTGGACTGAAATGCAAAAGCATCAACCATTTGGGTGGGTAAAAGACAGAAATGGTAGTAAATTCGTAATTGAAAATGTAGATTCAAGAGGTTTTGTCGAAGTTTATGATGAGGGTACATGTTCTTTTAATGAAGTGTTTGAAAATCGCACCTTTGCCGACGGTACTCCTTTCGGTGTAAAAACGGAGGAATAGATTATGATTCAAATACACAAACACGACAAGGGTGAATTGTATTCTATATATGGTTTCTTCATTGACCCCGACAAAGATGTATGGGTTAACAAGAAACAGCTTATGGAATTATACAATGAGATTAAGAAAATAATAGTGGAGGAATAGTTATGGCATGGGTATGTGTTAATAGTTTTGGTACAGAACTTATATTTGAAACAGAGCCTCACAAAGCTGTATATAGCTGGAGAGACGATTATGGTTCTTGCAAATGCATAGAAATGCCACAAGGTAGCATTAAAAAACTCATCGGAAGAGAACTTACTTGGAATGATGAACCAGTAGAATTAAAATAAAAAGGGGTAGTTGCCGCTACCCCACAAATAGGAAATTTAATCGTCAACCCAAAAGGCTAGACAACCTCCGTGCTTAGGACGGATAATCTTACCATCCCTAACAACGTAAGGACGAAAGATTAGACGTTTCCCGTTTGTTTTTGAATCATTTGTCATAATCAAACAATGTTAAGTTCACTACCATTCGATAGCTGGAATACCGCAAAACCTCTAAACTGCGGTACACGAAAAAGCCCCTAAGCGGCAACTAAGGGGCTTTGTAAATCTCATTGCTGTTCCATCGTTTTATTTGTTAATGTTTGGCTAGAGGTTTACCTTAACAGAGTTTGATACTCTAAATGATTCGAGTGCAAAGGTAGTGATTATTTTAATAACAATAACAAAGTTAATAAAGTAAAAACAACAGTCTATTTAGACTTTGTATAAACATATAAATATGAAAATAGAAAATATCAAGTTCAAGGCTATACGTCTTGATAATTGTGAGTGGGTTGAGGGTGACTTAATGAAGGAATCTTATGGTGCTAGAATTATTGGGCATACAGGCAAAGCAGATAATTGGATAGCAGTTGACCCTTCTACTGTCTGTCAGTTCACAGGATTGAAAGATTGTGAGGGCAATGAATTGTACGAACATGATGTTATCAAGAATTATCCTTTTATTCCATCAGAAATTGTATGGTCGGAAGAGTTAAGTGGGTATTACCTCAAACATGCTAATGGAAAGATTGAGTGTAAACCGTTAGGTCAGTATCTTTCATTAGGTAAATTCATAGTTGTTGGCAATAAATTCGATAAGAAGTAAGATAAAGCTATGGTAGATGTAAGTAATCAGCACTGGAACGAAGATGGAAGCATTACTATTATATTGAATAGTATAGAAGAAGTCGAAGAGTTCGTTGAGTGTATGAATATATGGAATAATAGAATGTATGAAGAATAAGATTTTAAACTTAATCAAGTCATCCGTTTGGTTTGTCTTGTGTTTGTTTGTAGGAGCATTGATTTTTGAGGGCATTCGCTCTTTTGCTAATAGTAATGAACCTGCAAAGAAGATTGGTACATTAGTATTCACCGAGGAAGGGCACGATTATCTAGTTGTGGACACGAAACATGGTGTTTGCGTTATCCACGCAGAGAGTTGTCCTTGCCGTAAAAATAAGTAGTTATGAACAAAACAGATTTACATTCATCATTACTCTTCCTGATGCTAAAACTGGAAGAGGCAAAGAGCAACCCAATGCAAGACAAGAACTTTGTTGCTGCATTGACGGAAGTGCTCAGATATTTCCGCGGTAACGGAGAGTTGAAGAAAGCCTATGAAAGCCAAAAGGATTCATTGGCAGATATGGCAAATAGTTCTTGGGTAAAAGCACTAAAGGAATATGTTTCCTCCAAAAACCAAGAAGACGGAGTTGATGTAAAGTTACCTGATATAGATGAACTTATTAAGAAATTAGCTTCTGATGAGTTCATTGAAAAGAAAATTAATGACGTTCTTGGTGATGATGATGTAGAAATTAAAGAAGAATAGTTTATGGTTAAACCTTACAGATTTCCAAAAAGTGAATTTGAAAAAGAAGAACTATAAAGTATGAAGATTAGACAAGCTAAAAAGATTATGAAGCAAGTCTATAAAACCCGATATTGGGCTTATAGATTTGGTTATTATCATGGTAAGAAAGATTTCGGTAAGATAGCAGGAGATCATCGCCTTATAAAGGCAATTAAACTAACAAAGAAGTAGTATATGAAACAAAGAATATTAGATATGTGTTGCGGATCTCGTATGTTTTATTTCGATAAGCAGGACCCACAGGTACTTTTTACCGACATAAGAGAATATCACGACACATTATGTGATGGACGCAAATTAGACGTACAACCCGATATGATTGCCGATTGCACTAATTTGCCATTCAAAGATGAAGCATTTAATATGGTAGTTTTCGACCCTCCTCATCTGCTAAAAGTAGGACAGAACTCTTGGTTATGCAAGAAATATGGTAAGCTGCCCGAAAATTGGCAAGCATTCATCAACGATTCTATCCATGAGGGCATGAGGGTGCTGAAAACTAACGGAACGCTCATTTTTAAGTGGAACGAGCAACAGATAAAGGTTAGTGATGTGCTAAAGGCAATCACCGATTACAAACCTATATTCGGACATCGTACCACCATCAAGAACCAAACTATTTGGATGGCATTCATGAAATAAGTAACCCACAATCCCCACCCAGCTATCACAGCCGAGTGGGGATTTCTTTTTGCAATGAAACAATCTACTTAAAACCTAATTAATGCAACTAATTAACAATAAAAAAAAGTAAAATCTATACCAATCTATCTATATATTCATCTAAATCCTTTTCGTACCAAACTAGCTCGGTCCATCCTTTCCGCTTTTTACCCTTTGGCAGCCTGCCTTCTTTCACAAGCCGGTCAAAGGTAGCCCTAGAAACATGAACATAGCCGCATGCCTCAGCCTTGCTGATAGGCTCGTCCTTATTGGCAATGCGGTGCAGAAAATCTAACATGAAAGCATTTTGCTGTTTGTTAGTTAAGCATCTTCCGCTCTGAATCCGCTCATGAAATTCCATCAGGAGCGAATCAATCATCTGCAGTTCTTCGCTAATCTTCGCCATAAGCTAGCATTTTTTGTTTCTGTACCAGAGAGTGAACCCAATCGCGCAAGCCGCCAGTATGAACAGGAAAGCGATATAGCATCTGCCCAGCGACATCAGCCTTTGCTCGTTCTTCGTCAGTTGTCGCTCTATAGGATAAGGAACGGAGACAGAATCCCTCTTGATGATCGTGTCCGTCTTCACCTTATATATATTATGATACCGGTCCCGATAAACCACCTTGTTATGGAAAACCGTATCACCTTTCTGAAAAACATACACCGAATCCTTCATGTAGATACTATCCAACTTAGCAAAAGTATCTGTTCTGCATACGTATTCAGTTCTAACAGAAGGAACCTTGATATACTCCTTTGTTTTGCATCCTGTAAATGCCAATAGGATAACCCCAATCACCAATCCGATGCAAGCCCATTTCCAAAACCTTATGTCATACCATTTCATAAGCTATATCTCTTTGTATTCAACTTTAGCGTCAAAGCAAGGACACTCCTTGATTCTCTCCCAAGAATCCACCACGCCATTATGGTTCCTGTCGAGCGAAATATCCCTGTGCCCCAAGATTTCTGCATTCGGATATTTCTTCTTAAGCTGAGTGAGCAGAGTGATAAGCGATTTCTTTTGCTCCTCAGTTCTGTTGTCTACCGCCTTTCCCTTCTTGTTGATGCCGCCAACATAAGCCACATTGATAGCTGTAGCATTATATCCCTTCACACCGTTGCTAACCATTTCTACCGGCATCATCTGGTGAATCCCACCATCAGCAGTAATCACGTAATGGTAGCCGGGGTTATTCCAGCCTTTGCGCTTAAACTCGTCCCAAAGTTCCTTCACGCCCCATTTCTGAGAAGAGGCAGTGCAATGAACAAAAATTCTCTTAATCAGTCTCATTTCTTCTCCTCTTTTCCCTGCTCCTTCATAATCTCGGCAAAAGCCCTAGCCAAGTCTTCTTTGTTCTCAAGAAGAATACTTACCGTCTTTTCCTGCTTCCGTATCTCAGCCTTCTGCCAGCTCTTTTCCCTTACGCTTACAAATTCACAGAACACGCAATATCCTGCCCATATCATAGAAAAGACAGGGAAGGGGAGAACCGTGCAGACTATCAGGTCTATACAGACCGTCACCATGAAAGGAGAGAAGTATTTCCTCGCCTTGTCGCAAGTCTTCTTGAATCCTGTACTTGTCGTAGCCAGTCCGTTCTCCTTCGCTTTCTTGATGCCGAAGAACAGGTCTACGCCCATAGAAATGATAAGAGCACCCATGCAGATGGCAATAACCAATGCCGATCTATATAGGTGCTCTTGTAAAAATGTATGTACTATCTCTGCCATATATCATTATTTTTGATTAATGGCTACAAAGATAAAAGGCTTTTCAATAGCTTTTGCCGTGTTCCAACTTAGCTGTTCATGTACCACCAGATTTTATCTGTAGGGTGGTTTGTCGACTCGTCACAGAGGAAACTGATAGCCAGTTCCGAAATCCTTTTTCTTGTGGTATCTTTGTTCTTCGACCATTTGCCCACCACGTCTATATGGTCAGCATACATCTTATTCATCGTTACCGCAAAATCCCAGAAGTTGTAGTCCGGTATGTTCCAAGATAGCCGGTCATAATCATCCTTCAACTCTTCAAACCCGAAGTAAGGCGCATACTTCTTGTGAACATCATCATCAAAATAATAGATGTTGGCGATGCAGGCTCTGCCCAGTTGTTCGTCAAAGTGATGCCTCCTTTCCATCCAGTACAGCAGATTCCTCTGTACAATCCTCTCTTCTTCCTATGTAAACCCGCACTCATCGTTTCTTAGCATCCCGAAGGCAGATTCTGCTATTCGATAGAGCGATTTTGATAAGTCCATAAGCGTAAAGCATTAAAGTGAATATGATAAACACATGGTGCATCTCCAACTGCTCGGGAGTGATGAGCCTGTGCCGATAGTATAGTCTGATAGCGTTGATACCGAAAAAATAAAAGAACGGAATGCGGAATATCCAGCAGTATCTGAAGAAGAAACTTACCGGTATCATGGTCAGTGGCATATAAATGTATGCCAGTACATAAATCCAGATAACGCAGTTCCCGTTGGAATCGGTATCTACAACTGTTGGTCTAGGGATAATGCCCATAGTCCCATACGCCATACCAGTGACCTAGCATCAATGGTATGGGTGCCCACTTTGATAGAAGTTCATAGAACCTCCAAATCTTCCTACTCAACAAGCCTTCCATTACTAAGGCTTTCTCCTCTTCCGAAAGAGTTGATTCTTGTTTTGTTCTCATTTTGTTACGATTTTATGGTTTAGTATTACATTTTGCAAACAATTCTTAGATTATGCATATCATTCTGCTGCAAATATAAGTTTTTTCTTTTATAATGCCATGAAAATCAGTCTAGTATTAAACTTATTTAAATCTTTATATGCTTATTTGGTCATATTCTAAATAATATATATATTTGCAACATCTTAATGTAGCATTTATATGGCAAGAGCAAATTATGAATTGATTGACAGACAGAGGGATGATCTGATGAAGGCATATCGGGAGATAGCTCCTAATTGCCATTCCCAACAGGAGGCTTGGGAAAAGGTGGTTCATTCTCCTGCTCCGAGATACTACGTTTCTCCCAAAAGAGCTTGGGATATACTCCGCAGAATGGCAGTCGGCGATTTCTCAAAGGTGGATAGTATGAAGCCGATTCGGCAGAAGTTGTACTATACGCTGTTCAATAGAATGAACGAAATGACGCAGCGCAAGGAGTTCGTGGGCAAATCTTTATGGTTTATCTGCCAGTTCCTTGTTTCTGAGCCTGCACCCGAGTTCTTTATCCAGCCAAGTAATCTCAAGTTTATTTTCGCTTACTATAAGAAGTATGGAAAAAATTACAGAGAAATGGACCTTCGTAAGAAGAAACTTTCGAACAAAGCTGGTGCTTAGCATCATCTGCCTCGTTCTGTGTACTTGGCATGTCGGTTTCTATCCCGGTTGCCCTTGGCAGAATCATATCCTGTATAGCTTCTTCCATGTCAACGGCTTTCATCTTGCCGTAAACCTTCTGGTACTTTGGCAGATAAGAAACGATATGAAACCAGTCACTTCTCTGGCTGTTGCCTATGTCGCTAGTCTGCTGCCCATGTATGTTAGTCAGCCTACAATGGGGCTTTCCGGTTTCCTATTCGCTTCCTTTGGTTTGATGTGGGGTAGGACAGGACGATGGAAAGAGGCATTAAAGAAAGCGATGCCGTTCATTATTTGCACCATGGCCGTGCCGAATGTCAACGGACTTCTCCATCTTTACTGCTTCGTATTAGGCTACATCGTAGCATATTGCATAAATAATATCAAAAACAGATAACACACATATAAAGAGAATCATGTTTTTAAAAATGTATTTCATAACTCATTTTAAAGGCGACCACTCGTGATGAGCAGCCGCCTTTTTCATGTTATCATAAATTAGCGCGTATGAAAGAATTATCTCATTTTGTCTTCTCGTCTGCTTTGTACCTCTACTATACTGCCAGCAAAGGCATCAGCAGCCTTGAAGTTCTGCAGCGTATACTTGAAAGTAAAATATTTCCAAGGCTTACCTGCCAAGCTTGGCAGCTTGCACCAGTGCTTGCAGTCGTTGCTTCCGTATATCTCCAGCCCAATCGTTCCTTCGTCCGAATCTAACAGATGCTTCACCGCTCTCAGCGATTTCAACGTCATACTGCCGCCCAGTTTCAAAGGTCTGGTAGTAAATGATCCGCTATAGCTTTCCGTATCTTCATTGATGTCCGGCTTTGCCGTGAGTGAATAGACGTTTCCGTTAGTATCTTGTATCAGATTATCCGGATAATCATTCACTACCGCCTGTGCCTCTATGCCGCTATTCACCATTGAGAAGGTCTTGTCTACCATATTATATATGTATTGGTATGATTTACCCTTGCTGAATATTCTCAATATGGAGTCTCTGTAATCGTAGGCGATAAAGCAGTCTTTCAGAAAATCCAGGAACTTGCCTTCCCCGAAGGTTGCAAAGTTTCTTGGTACTCTTCCCCTCATCTGTTCGCTCATACAGGCTACGCTTCCACCGCTTGCCGCCATCAGTCCTTTCTTTGAAGCAAAGAATACAAGCCTGTCCGTCGGCACCAGTGGCGAATCCTCATTACATACCTCTCTTGATATTGGATAGGCTCTGCTATAGAGCCCTTCTGAGTTAACCGACAAGCCGTAGATACCTTCGTCCGTAAATACCATCAATGGATATTGACCAAACTGGCCTTGGCTTACCGCCTCTGTGTTGGCAATAATTCCGAGTATCTTTCCGGTTCCAACCGTATTATCTCCCGATGCCTCAAATACAAATGGGTTGTTGACTACAGAAGTGAAAATCTGAGAGTTCAAATCTTCTTTATCGTTTACACTAGTCACAATCTTCTGGAAGTCACTATCACTGATTTGGGTAAACTTCTGTGGCTTATTCGGTGGAAGCACAGGAAACGTGTAAGCGCCATTTAATCTCAAATGAGCCTTTAGTTTAATTCTGATATATTCTTCTCCAGCTTTAAAAATAACCTCCGTGGCATTCGGGTCTGGATAAAACAACCATCCTTGCAGAAAATCTTTGTCGGAAAATACGTATCCCTTAACCCATGTATCACATTTATCTGAAATGATGTGCGTAAACATAAGAAAATCATAATCCTTAGTTGGGTCTTTTCCAACAAATTTATTGAAACCTGCAAAAGGAGTTCGTGTTGCTCCAATAAGGTTCAGTCTGCCATTGTAATTGTAAATGGATTTGGCACTCAAAGAAGCCCATCCGTAGTAATCGTCCACTTTCAGCTGCTCTTGCTCTTGAAGATTTTCCAATGTCCCATCACTAATAAATGCCGGTTCGCCACCCCTGCCGGTAACGGTGTAATGATAATAGCTACCACCAATAGAACTGTTACTTATTGGAACTGTGAATAATTTGTAAAAAACTGTTTTTGTGAGTAACTCGTTTATAATCTGATCATCACTCTTGTATTTCGGCAGAAGCTCGTCATGTACCGATCTGGTATATGGCCGCAAAGCAGTATCTGTACTTGTAGAGGCATCCACATCGTAAGTAAAGAGTTTTTCTTCGTAAGTTTTATAACCGAAATTGGCATAAGCATACTTATTATGTATACCATTCGGGCTTTCAAAATGCCAACCTTTATCTATATAGAATGGCACAACTTGGTCTGAAGCAAAAACCACAATCTCTTTAATTATATCACTCCAGTCGCTTGATATTGACTCAAACCAAAATAGTAGCTCTCTGTATTCAATAAAGTAGAACATACTTTGTGCACTATCCATCTGATGGTAATCAGAATATGTTTTGCTTGTATCTTCAAAATAAGCAGAACTGAACATGCAGTTTTTATTCACTGTAGGATAGCAGATTATAGGCGTGGTTATTCTGCAGTATGAGCCATCAAACATACGGAAAGCGCATCTTAGAAAAAATGGGAAGGCAAACATGTTCTTGCTCTTAACCCAGTTTATGGCTTGCGCTACATGCCCCTGGATGGTTTCTTGAAACTCATTCTCATATTTTGAATCTGATGATACCTTAATGCTAAACATTGTATATGATTTTGTTTCACTACCATCTGGTTTTACGCCGCCCGCCTGAATAAACTTATGGTTTAAGGGGTTGAAATAGCTCTCTCCTCTTTTTGTCTCAACAGCATTCTCGGCATTACATAAAGTTCTTCCGCTTTCTTCCTGTCTGTAGTTACCTGTTGGTCGTTCAAAAGTAAAATTATAGTCTAAACGAGGCAACTCTTTACCCAAATCCTTGTATTTATTTCCTTTATAAAGCAAATAGTGAATCCCTTCGCTTGTGGCGCAAACCAACGTGTTGCCTATGCTGTTTACGTCATAAACGGTTCCTACATTGAAACTTTTCGTTACTCCATCGGGTGGGCTTACGATATTTCCACTATCATCTTTGGTATACCAGTATATATTCGTCGTACCATCATAGGCAATGATATTCTCATAGTCTGCCATCTTGTGAACGTACATTATCTTATAAGGAACGTTGCCAATACTCACCCCCTTCTGTACCGCCTTCATTTCTCCATCCTTAAAGATAAATCCGTCACTCTCCAGAAGTTCGGAATCATCTGAAAGCAAGTCGCTAGGAACATTCGTCATGCCCTTGCTAAAGCTCAAAGTTTGTCTTTCTAAGTTTCTTTCCATAATAATTCAACATTTAACATTGACTTAAATTTTCGCCGCCGTATGAACGCCATCGCCGCCACGGCTTCTTCTTTCCGCTTTCTTCCAGCTAGGTTTCTCCATGTCCGTAAGACTCACAAAGAGACCGATGCCGGTACTCATTACCACATCATCATGATTTCCGTTACCCACGATGTTACCCAAGCTGCCATCATCATGTCGCTCATAGATGCGCAACTCATGATACATTTCCTTGTCTGGCTCCTCATACAGATTATCATCAATAAACTCTTCCAAGTTATCAATCACCTGTTGCTTCGTCAGCTTGTTGGTTTGGAAACCATATTTCGCCAGCACGTTATCTTCCACATTCTCCGAACTGCTCGTTCTCTGATACAGATTATCGTAGTAGTCGGCTATCTCCTGCAGAATAGTCAGGAAGTGATCACCCTCCGTGTTATTGTTCTTCTCTCGGTCGGCAGTATTACTCTCTATCACCAGCAGCGCATCATCATAATAATGGGCTAGGGCAGCAGCCATCCATGCCAGCTTATCATGTCTTACATGCCCTCTGTATCTCGCTACCACCTTTGGCTTGCCCTTCACGGTAGGAATCATACCGAATCGGTCTATCACGGTCATAACGGTATAGTCCGATGTCGTACTCTTACCGCCAATATCCACGCTTACCAAATATCTGTTCTCCACTTGCAGACAGTTTGGCACAGCCCAAATCTTCAAGTCTCCCTCTCCATCGTCTCTCAGCTTCACCTTCGAGTTCGGAATGGTGTTATCATCCTTCACGCTGATGTTCACCACGATGTCGGCAGTAAACTTAGGGTCTTGCTTATACAAAGCCTGCATGTCGTCTATAGAATAAGGATTGAATACCAGTCTACCAGAGTTTCTGAACGCATCTTCCTCATCAATAGGAGCTTCGGTAGCACATGCCGCATGTGTGGTAAACTTGTTTCTGTAGTTTCTGTACCATTCTATCGCCTCAAAGCAAGCACCCTTCTGCCACATTCGCCAGAAGAACTTGCCTGTCTCACGATAGCCCTTCGGACAGGTACTTCGGTCTCTGTTCTGCAAAAGCCACTTGGCAAATGCTCTTCTGTTCTCTACAGGAGTCATATCCTTTTCGATGAAGAAACAAGGAATAAAGAGGAACGAATAAGCATCATTATTCTTTGGGTCCATTGCCAACTGGCACTTGTCGTAGAAGAAACCAGAATTACCTCTACCGGTACTCTCGAATATCTCCACGTTGTCTTCCAATGGGTCAATACCGCCGGATATAGAAGAAATCACACCCTCAGGATCATGCTCTGGTGTCTTCTTCCAATAGGCTACCTCCGAATAGTGGGCGCAGTGGAAGTTACTACCACGCACGGAATCGAAGTTCTCGAAGGATGCTACCGTCAGCGTACTTCGTCTGATTGCCTTCACACCATCCGTTACTTGGAAATCGTCGGGAGAATTTTCGTATGGCGAGAATTGAAGTTTTGCGCCCGGATGCCCTACGGTCCACCCCGGCTGCCGCTCCAAAGCTTTTCGGTACATCGCCTTAATCTTCTTGGCGGTATTCTTCTGTTGGGCAAGCACAATAGCATTCCAACCATCGCGCCTGTAGTCCTGAATCCATTTGATGTAAAGCTGTGATAGGGTAGAGCCGCCCCACTGACGTGCCTTCAGAATAATCACGAACACCGGTTTGTGGGCATTCCGCAGGTCTTCCATAATCTTCAGTAGCTTTCTTTGAGGATAGTTCAGCTTGAAAGGAATCATCTTACCGGTCTTCTTATCCTCAATCTTATCGGTCACGTATAGGGCAAACTCGGGGTCTTCCATGAACCTCACTCTGCAGATGGTAAAGGTAAGCATTTGGAAATGCTGGGCATCATCCTTCTGGTGCACCACATATTTGATGTAGTCTTTCAGACTGCCCATCTTTCTCAGACCTCTGAACAGAACAGATTTGGCAGTCATCTTCGGAACCCACATCTTAGGAATGAAGAAATCGGATAGCTCTATCTTCACACGATGCTCAAAGTTATAGCAACCTTCGCCCGTCATAGGGTCGTAGGTTCCATAAATCTCATCGTATCGCTTCTGATTTTCCGCTACGAGATTATCTATTTCCTGTTCAGTTACTAGAGCCATCCGTCAAATCGTTTAGTTCCTCAAAATCTGCATCCTGTATCTCGGGTGCTTTGCTTATATCCAGTACGTCTGCCTCGTCTTCATCCTCTACGGTAGTCATACCGAGTGCCATGAGCTGCTTGAAGTCTGCATCTATTCCGTGGGTAACGCTTACTTCTGTCTGCTTTGGTATCATGTGCTTGGTAAGGTCTTTGTAGATGGTGACGTACGTCTTAGGATCATACTCTGCCAGTTGGTTCATACAATCTTCAAACTGCTTTTGGCTCCTTGCCAACCAGTCACGTATATATTCCTTTTGGGCACTCTTTCTTGCAGGGAGAAGTTTCTTTACCTTCTCCTTCTTCTCTTTCTGTATCTCCCTTACAGACTTAAATCCATCCATTTCAAAATCTTCCATACGCTCGCTTTTTATTATCCGAAGGGTTTCAGAGTATGAATCATGCTGCCCGGCTTGGTTGAGTTGGCGCAGTCTATGATGTCTATCTCCAGTTCGTCCAGTTGGTTCAACTGGTCTATCGTCAGAGGGTCCTTGCTCGTCAATGTGCGCATAAAGTATTCGTATAGCGCACCGGTCACGATATAATCATGTATCAGCTTGACGAGTGCATCATATTTGGTATCATCCCAATAGTCGGGAAATTTCAGCCATATCTCCTTCTCGTCCCATTCTCTCAGGGCATTATCTCTTACCCTTCCTTCTGGTTTCATTACATAGGCAGACAGATTCGCTTCCACCTTATTAATATACTTGTCAAACCATCGGTAGAAGAGCGGGCGCTCTTGATCGTTCTCGCTTGTCGGAATGTCTTCACCTTGCGCGTCCTTCATGTTCCGTCTTGCCCGTCCTACCATGTTGGTATTTGCATCTATATCATACCAGAGTTGGGTGGCATAGATAAAGATGTGTTTATCCCAATAGCCGTGCCCTGCTCTTCGAGGCTTCGGCAAGAAAGGATTTGGCTCGGGCTTCCATCCTCTCTCTCGGATAAAATGTGTTGGGTGTAATTTATTAAACTCCGGATAGCTCATATCTTGATATTTTATATTCAATATTACAAAACTCCTTCCTCCTCAGTTACGATGGCATCGCAAGTGAACTCCAGTTTGTCGCTATGTCTTGACCATAGCTTCACCTTACAGAAACCGGTATTTACCGGAACTAGAGTAAAGGCTCGTCTATCCCTGCATCGGTGTATCTCTATGATACTTGGGTCTTCGCTTCTTGCCTCAATATCATCAATCGCTCCATCATTGAGCGAGTAGGATAGGGTAACTTCCTCTCCCTTCTCTAGAGTTATCTCACCTTCCACGCCCTCACCATTCACCTTTGCGGTCAGCTCGGTTGGATAAGGAACGGTAGGGACCATCGGGCCACTCATCACGAAGCACTTCCTGATGGCTATCTCATCTGATGCAAGTGTAGCTTGGTATGGCTCCGCTTGTTTCAGGTTTGTTGTTTTCAGCCACCACTGGTATATTATGTAGTCCTCCACGTATCTTGCTGACAACCTAGCCAGTGCGTCGGTCAGCGTTCCGTTATAACGTCTTGATACCGATAGGGTGAACTCCACTATATCATCCGTTCCGCTTCCATAGTAGATGGCGTTGTCGCCAATAGTCTGAGGCGTTGGCACAAGATAGTCTACGAAGATGGTCTTCAATACTTCCAATGCTGTATCAAAGTCGTGGGTCAGCGTTCTTTCGTGAACCTCATCGTCGCCGGCAGCCTCGTTAAAGCTTACTTTCGCCGCTTTTCCGTCTGCCGCAGTATCTATCTTTGCTTTCAGGTAGGTTGTCGACTTTACTGCCTCCATCACTACCGATTTGATAATTTGAAATTTTATGATCATAGCTTGTCCTTTTTAGTCAATGATTATTTCGCCTGTCATGTCTGCCAGACTCTTGTTGCTGCTTGCCGGTGGGGTCTTGTAATAAATCAGCTTGATGGCCGCTGCTATATGGTTCGCCATGTCCGCAGCATACTTCTGTGCCAGTTCTACCTCAGTCATTCCCAATACCGCATTCGATACATAGGCTATCACATACCCCATGAAGTTGCCTTCAAATGGAACGGTAATACCGTCTTCTCCGTCTGCCCATCTGCTGTTTTCGAACTTAATCACCATCGCGTCTCCGTTCTTGTAATAGGTTACTTGTGGTGCCAGTTCTGCTACAAATGTTTCTGCCGCAGCGTTGATATACTGCTTCATGATACCTTTCTCTTCCGAAGATAGGGTGGCCTTGGCAAACATCGTATCGCCGTTCTTATCTTTTAGGCGTTTTCCGATGAGAGCGAAGTGTTTGTTCACCTCACTCATCACCTTCTCCATTTCTATCGTTATCTGTACTTCCATACCTTATGCTGCTCTGTTATATCCTAATGCACTCTGTGCCTGTGCTACCGCATTCTGGTCTGCACCCTGCACAATTCCGTTCTCTACCTGACCGCCACCTTGCTGCTGAGCCATTGCCTGTTGCTGCTGATACATCTGTTCAAGCTGAGCCTGCTGCTCCTGTACGCTCGCAAGCAACTTGTCTGCAAATGGTGCGTTGAGGTTCTGCAGATACTGAATGATATTGATACCGCCCATTTCAAGAAGCTTGTCAAGCGTATCGTTTTGCATCGTGTTGAAGGCTGCTGTAGCTGCTGCATTCTTGATGCTGATCTTGAAGTGAATATCTCTTGCCGAAAGACGGTCGTACTTGTAAACCGTATTGAAGTTCCGGTCGTAAACCCTTCTTCCGTCTTCGTAGTACTGCTGTATAGTCATGCACTTCTTGGTTGCCAGCTTCTCCGTAAACACGTCCATGTCGGCAAGGATGGTATACAGAGACGTGGTTGCATTCTGGCTTTCCTGTGCATATCTGGCTGCCGATGTTCCTGCCGATGGGGTTTTACCCTGCAAAGCACCGCTCACGTTGGTAACCTCTCTAATCAGGTTCAGCTCTATCTGCAAGAGTTCATTCGTACCGATGTTCACGGCATTCGATGTAATAATTTCTGGCTTCACATTCGGTGTCTTCACAGATGGCTTGTAGAATATCCATCCGTCATACTCTACCGCCTCTTCCATAAACTGCTCTGGCGTTCTGCCGTTAAGCACATTCGTTGGAATCATCTTGAATCCCTTGAAACTGCTTCTGATAGCCATGTCGTTCATCACAATCAGTCGGTTGATGTATCGCTGCTGGTCTATGATGTTGGCAAGGAACGGATGAATCTCTCCGTTGATATACGGATATAGCTTCATAGTGAAAGGATGGCTCTTATAGTCGTATGGAGTTTCGCCCTGGCAGAGGATAGTTCCGTCTGGTGCCATGTAGGTATAATACCAGTACTTATCTGCAATCTCTTCGCTAGTAATGTACGCTCTGTCTTCTTCCGCTATACCCATTTCGTCATACTGCTGCTTGCGCTTCATATTGTCGTTGCGCAGCTTCTGTATCATCGCAGTATCATCCATATCTATGCGGAAGTAAGCACCGGTTCCTGTGGTCGCAATCGGGTCAAAGCATTGCAGTCTTGGCTTGGTTTCCGTGGTCCACACCTCAATCACTCTAGAATAATGTCTTCCCTTGTTGCTATGGTCAAAACTGAGATTCTCCAACGCCTTCTCTTCGTTAAACTCATAGCCGTAGCTGTTATCGTCCGAAGGGTAAATATCAAAGATGGCGTTCAGATCATCTTCTGTAAGCCCATATTCCTGTTTGGCAAACTTCTGATACAAGTCTTCTCGGCTCACGTCATGCAGCACACCGATAAGACTCACGTCGTTGTGTCGTGGGTCACTACCGCATTCAAAAAACATGTGGTCTGGTTCCATCGCGTCTGTCCATGAGTCGGGCATTTCAAGTTCCTTCGCCTCCCAACTCTCTCTTACAAACATCTGACCACCCATCAGGTAGTCTTTAATGGCGTGGTTCAGCACATCTTGCATGTACGTTGTCTGCCAGTTGCATTGCATCGTGGCACTCATCATGTCGCTCAGTTGTCGGGAGTCGCTGTCTCTTGCAAAGCATACCGGTTCCGTTCCCTGCTTGGCATAAAGACCGGCAATAGATTCCAGTATGCTCACCATGATGTTGTTGCTCATAGGTGTCTGGTTGCGCTTCTCCATATAGGTGCGCTCCGTCATTTCTTCCCAGTAACCATGATGGTATACTCTGATGGTGTCGCTCCATTGGTCGCCCATACAGTAGCGCATCGTTCTCGCCCTCGTTTCTCGCACACCGCTCAGGTTATTCCAAGCATTTCTGCATCGGCTGAGTAACTCCTCGTCCTTGCCGTGTTCTTGTCTTCGCTTGCGAGCCTTAACCGAGTCATACTTGTTATGTTGAGGCATCACTTTGCTAAGTGTCAGTATTCTTGCCTTTACCATTTTCTTATACATTATTAATTATAGGCGCAAAAATAGGCAAAAACATGGCTTTCTTTGCCGTGTTCCAACCAACCACCAAACGCAAGGTTGGAGCACGGCAAAACTTCTTCAAATTATTTGCATTTTTGCCGAAAAGTTTCAAACAGTATAGAGATATGACAAAAGAAGAATTAGCACAGATGAATGAGGAAGGTGGCGCACAACAGGCTCCACATGCTGAGGCTGCTACAGATGAAACGTCTGTAGATGAGCGTCCTAATCGTACAGCTTTCTCCAATCGCTTCTCTAATCGCCATTCTGACATCGACTTCGAAGATAAGGAAGCTCGTTATGCGGCAATGAATGATGATGCTGATTTGCTCGGACAGTACGAACAGAGTGGTAAGGCATTATCTAAAGTATTCGATAAGCACAAGTGGCTCGCTGCTCTGGCGATGGATATGGAGAAAAATCCGGACGACAATCCGTTTGATGCGATGGCTCGTTTGGGTATTGACGTGAAGACGTTGCTTGATGATCCTGAAGGCGGCAAGAAACTCGCTGAGATTCTCGCCAAGCATAACAAGGACGTGGCTGAACAGAACGAGGCTGTCGAGAAGGTTAATGCCAACATGCGCAAGTCGCTTGAACGCCTGATGAATCTCTATCCCGATGATGCACAGGATATGTGGTCCCAAATTTACGAGATTCACGACAAGGTAGAGAGTGGCGATATTTCAGATGATATTTGGAAGATGCTCCACAATGCCAACAACTACGATTCTGACATCACTTCGGCGCGCGACGAGGCGGCTATGCAAGCCCGAAACGAGAAGATTCAGAATAAGGTTCGCTCTTCCAGCACAGAAGGTATTCCTCCTTCACTTTCTAGTTCGGGTGCAGGCAACAAACCTGCAAAGAAAGAGAAGAAGCCAAAGAGCGGATTCTTCGAAGGTCTCACTTATTAATATTAATCCATAAATATATGTATAAAATGAAGAAAGATTGTTTTAAGAATTTTATGAGCGGTCAGTTCATCATGAAGATGATTCTGATGCTTCTTGCCGTGGTTACTGGCGGCGGCGTTCTCGCTATGGCTGATACCGCAGAGCCAACTACTCAGATTGGCGATGAGGGTCACGAACCTTCAACCAAGGCTGATGCGGCTACTGAGCCTGTTGATCCTGATAAGTCAGACCGGTTGGCTCCAGGCGGTAAGGTAGAAGGTCAGGACTTGACCGGTACGCAGGCTTCTGCAACCCAGATTCGCAAGGGTGGTCTTGCCGAGGAGGATTGGGATAGTGAGGTAGAGAAATATCGCCCTTTCCGCACTCCTTTGCTCCAGATTATCCGTAAGATTACCAAGAGTGTGCCTTGTAATGGCTACGAGAAGAAGCATGCCCGTGTCGGTGGTGATACCCTCGATGGTGTTGTTACTACTGCTATCGAAAAGGTTGAAGCTGGTGGCACTATCAAGCTTACTAAGGCTAACTTCTCTGGTTCATTATTGCCTCTCTACAAGGGTAGTACAGTTATCGTTCCTTCTGTTGCAGGTTACGAGCGTGGTTCTAAGACCAAGGTTAGTGGTCGATTGAATCTCTTGGTTGTTGAGAAGACAAAGGACGAGGTTACTTTGCAGGCTCTTAATGGTCCGGCTGAGACCGAAGGCACTATTGGCGAAACCCTCGATTCTATGGGCTGCCCAGCTATCCCAGCTAACAGCCGCATCCTCTGTGCTTCCACCATCCTCTCCGAGAGCCAGATGAACGTTCCACCTGAGAACTACCAGCCTCGCTCAGAGGAGGTTTACTTGCAGAAGCGTGCATTCTCCATCATCTTTACAGAGGAATTTGAGAAGATCAAGAAGAAGGCGCCTCATACCGTTGCCGACATGAAGGAAGATGCTCTCACCAAGTTCTTGCTTCGTCAGGAGCGCAGTTACCTCTATGGTACTAAGTTGAAGTTCCTCATGGAGACAAAGGACGGCGCTCAGGAATACGCTTACTCTGCTGAGGGTATCATCAACCAGCTCACCAACTCTTATGGTATCGGCGACACCTATACCTTCGCTGACCTTATCGCTATCGCTAAGCTGATGTTCACCGACTTCGCCGAGTCTGATACCATGTATCTCTTCTGTGGTAAGAACGCTGTCGAGCGTCTGATGAAGATAGAACTTCCTAAGGGTCGCGATGTCATGTTCTCTACAGTTAAGGAGTTCGACATCACCTTCAACCAGTTCAAGTGTAGCTATGGTACTCTCAACTTCGCTTGGGATAGCACGCTCGACTACATGGATTTGGAAGACTGCATGATTGGTGCTGACTTCAAGGGTGCTCGTCACTACGTCAAGGAGAAGAGCAAGGAGCGCACCAACGACTTGTCAAAGGATGCTTACGATCCACGTCTGGCTAAGCGTTACATGCACTGGGAGGCTGATTGTGTTGCTCTCCGTGGCTACAACAGCATTCTTGTTGGTCCAGAGAATAAGATTTCTACACTTGGTGCATCGGGTGTTATCAACAACATTATCTCCATGAGCAAGTTGCCTGAGACTCCTCGCGAGGGTATGATTGTCGCTTTGACAGCCGATTACGAGGCTCCAAATGCTGATAGTGGTACAACCAAGTACGAGAAGGAGAATGTTTACATCTACAAGGGCGGCAAATGGGAACTCTTCTCAGGTCAGCTTATTGCAGTCTAGTGTAATACACCGAATAACAAGTGACTGGCTTCGTGCCGGTCACCTGTTGTTCTAAATAAATAATTAGCAAATATGATTAAGGTATATAGATATAATGCAAATAGAAACTCTGTAAGCCATATTCTTCAAGGCAAGAATGGCGTAACAGTTCGCTACAACTTCGAGCGTGGTAATGTGATTACCAAGCAGAAGCCGGAAATTATCTTGAAGAATGAGTACGCTCAGAATTTGCTCGAAAGCAGCGATCTCTTTAAACAGGGTCTCGTCAAACTCATCCGTTCAGAGGAAACTCTTGAGGATAAATTGAAGAAAGCTGCAGAACTGGAAGAGAAATCTTCCGAAGAAAATAAAAAGGGACCTATTGAGGTTGCTTCTGTCGTTTCTGATGAAGACTTGATTGCTTTCGTCAACGAGGAAGACAAGCGTGAGGGTTCCCGACAGTTCAAGACTTTGACAAGTGCTTTGGAATGGGCAACAAAACACAATTTTGTTTTCCCAAATCACAAGCCATAATATATAATAAGGTGTAAATGAGTATAGAGGAAATCATAAAGGCAGTACGTTGGTGCATAGACGAGGAATCCAACAATACATCGGAAATCACCGATGAGAAGGATGATTTGTATATGGACAACATCATAAAGTCGAAGATAAACGATGCGCTGCATTGGATAGCTATTACTGCTGCATCTTCGTCTGTCCTGTCCGATTCCAAGAGCATAGGCTCGACTTCCGACACAATTCAAGTGTCCGATTTTGATTTTAATCACAACATCGGTGTTATCACCATGCCTTCCAATATGGAGATTATTACCATCAACCGCATTCGTGGCGCTTCTTGGTATAAGGCAGTCACCCCAGTAGAGGACACCGATGATGAAGCTCTTATGATGTACGACGATACCGCCAAGGGTACCATTGATCGCCCACAGGCTGCCATCATGCGAGAGAATCCAATCAAGATCCTCATGCAGCCCAAGACTTCAACGGCGGTCATTACCTATGTGGGCGTACCTAAGTCTGTGAGCACAGACGTTTCCACAACAGATGTTTCCATTCCGGACAAACTGAAGAATGCCTTCATCTATTATATCGCCTTTCTGCTCCTCTCAGCCTACGATGATACCAAAGCTAGCCAGATGTACACCATCGCCCTGCAACAGCTAGGCGTAAATCAAACCTCAAAATAAAGACGATATGGAGAATGTAACAGCCACATACGATGCCAACGAACTTGCGTGGGTAACTCCAATCCTTTCTCTTCATCGTGATATTTTCCTAAGAATCACGTTAAGGGAAAAAGGAAAGGTGGTTATCCGTCAGTCAGATAACCAAGGAAATTTCCCTCGCGTCCCGATACGTCGCCACAAGGACACCCAGTCCTTCGAGTTCCGTATCTCGATCATTCCCGATACCGTCCAAATTCAAATATTCACTTCTACAGAACCAAAAGAAATAAAATATGCCTACATTTAGACAAGATAATAAGTTAGGAGATTCCGTTCCTTTGATTAAGACTCCAGACATTGGAGACAAACAAGTTACGGAAAGAAAACTTGCCGATGGTTCAGTAACATCAAGCAAGTTGAGTACAGAGATAGCAAATATGTTATCTCTGCTTACTACACGTATATCTGCATTCAAGGTAGCAGATAATCTTTCTTCTTTGCCAACAGAAGAAAATACAATAGGCTGGCTCGTCGATAACCATCTTTATGTTTACGTTGGTAATGGCTCGACTCCAGAGTCAGGTATGTATCAAGATTGTGGTGAGTTGCGTGGTCCGCAAGGAATCCAAGGAGAGCAAGGCTTGTCTGGTCTAAACGGAAAGTCTGCTTATGATATTTGGGCTGAGCAGCCTGGCAATGAAGATAAATCTGAAATCGATTTCTTGGAGTTCACCAGAGGAAGCAAAGGTGATAAGGGCGATCAAGGTGAACGTGGCTATGATATTTCAAATATTGAACAGATTGTTAAATCCACAGAGGATGGAGGAATAAACATTATCCGTGTCACTCGTTCTGACGGATGGAGTAAAGTCCTTGAAATTCTCAATGGATCGAAAGGTTCAAAGGGTGATAAGGGAACATCTATTGTTAAGTTAGAGCAGACAAGAAAAACTACAGAATCTTCTGGTCTCAATACGATAGAGGCAACACTAGATGATGGTACTAAAGAGTCCTTTGAAATATACAATGGTGCAAAGGGAGAGCAAGGTGATAAAGGAGAAAAAGGAGACAAGGGTGATCAAGGCGAAATTGGACCTCAGGGCAATAGTGGTATCGCCGATGCGAGCAACAAGACACTAGTCAATGATGCTATAACTGGTGGAGAGACCGACTTTCTCTCTGCCGAAGTAGGCAAGCTAGGCATTCTAACCTACGACTGCTCAAAAGGTGGAACCATAACTCACGCTACGCTCCAAGAAGCCATCAACTCTGTTCCTACCACATTTCAGAAGGTAGGTCTCACCATCACCTACAAATCAGGTGATACCATCTACCGCTATACTTTAAAGACAAATGCATGGTCAGCAGACCCAGCAAACTGGTTTTCTGTAGAAGATAAACTCAGCGACTTATCCTTACAAAAATACAAGAGTTGTCGCATATCTTTAATTGGTGATAGTATATCCACATTCAAAGGTTATATACCTAGTAATTATCTGACATATTACCCACAAGGCAAGATAGATTCCGCAAATAAGACATATTGGCATATAGTATGTAAAGCACTTGATGCAAGCATTCAAAATCTCTCATATTCAGGAAGCACAGTTACAACATTAAACTATAAAGACTTTAATTTTTACAAGCGTGCTCTATTAGTGGATAAAAACGCTTCATTAATCATTGTTGCTTTAGGTGTCAATGATATTGGAATGGAAGACAATCTTGGAGATTACGATTATAATAAAGATATTTCTGAGTATGATGAAAGTATTTTTACAGAAGCATACATTAAGGGTCTTCGCACTTTGATTTCTAACCACCCTACGGCAGACATCTGTCTTATCAGAATTTCTAGAGCCAATGAAATGATTGGTAGAGCACAAGCAATTAAAACTATTGCAGAACATTATGGAGTTATGTATTTTGATGCAAGTGGATGCTATGATGGCGCATTGCATCCAGATACTGACGATAATGATGATGGTTCTGAAATGAAAAAGATAGCAAACGGATTGCTTTCAGTGCTTTCTTCTCAATCAGGCAAGGGATATTTAGGCAATCTTACAAATGTTCAAAATAGTTCTTTAACCTTTGATTGCTCTATTGATGATTCGGTTTCTTTTAATAATTTAAAGGAGGCAATAGACACTATTCCTGTGACTATGCAAAAGCCACGCTTGTTTATAAAGGCAAATATAAAAGGGCAAAATTTAATTTATCAGTTGCAAAAAAATAGCTGGAGTAGCAATGTTGAAGATTGGGCTTTAGTAAAAGATTCTTCTTCTATTGCTAGCAACTTTTGTACAATTAATTCTTTGAGTCAATATAAACCTATATTTGAAATTGATACAGAAGCAAAGACCATAAAGTGTAATACTCACTTTATGATAGTTGATTCTACTGGTATTAGGGAAGAAAACTATAATGCTGATGTCTTTGAAACGACCTTTGTTACTGATTACGATGTAAAAAACCGTTTAGGTATTCTTTTTTTATCATATTCAGATAAAAAAATATACTGGTATGACTTTTTAAAAGAATTGCCTAAAAGTGGTGTATATAACACTCTTGATGGTTTTATCATAGGCACAATTATATACAATAGTAAAGACGTTATATCTTTTGGATTCAATTTTAATTGGATAAAGGTAAACGGTGTTGATTATTATGGAAATAGTCAAGTTACTCCCGACTTATTGAATTGGTTGAATAGGCTGAGTTCTTATAAAAATAAAGACTTTTGTTATGAGATAGAATTGTTTAAATACTATAGACTTATAGAACAAGCCGCAAATAACACTTGGGTTGAAGGAAGTGCGATTAATTCTTTTAATGGAATTTTGCCAGATGGTACAAAAGATATACTAGTAAAAACAAATGAAAACTGTGTCGTTTGGTTTACCAAGGATTTGAATTATTTGGTAGCACAGCCGAATTTTGCCAGTGGCAACTATAAAGTTTCTATGTCAAAGGATACATTTGTACAAGTTCCTGAAGACGCAAAGTACATAACTATAAGTACTGCAAAAACTAACAATAGCATTCATGTTTACACAGACAAGGAATTTAAATGTAATCGCCATCTAACTGGAGGTGTATTCTCCTATAATTTTACTCATAAGAAAATTTACTTTGTTAAGTATAAAACTTATGAAAATTATAATGGAAACGGATTGTTTACTAAAAATACTAACTCAGAAATAGTGGATGAAAACATTCGTAATATAAGAGATAAATCACCTAACATTTCTGATACTGGCTATAGATTTTCATTTGAAGCCACAGACGATGCTATATCTCTTAATATTACAGGTAAAAATGCTATGAATGAGGTAGAAATTATAGAATGGGATGATAGAAAAACTCCTTATTTTATAGTTGATGGTGATATTTCTGGTGATGTTGATGATTTAATGGCATTACGTTTGATAGCCCAAGCTGAAAAGAAAGGTCAACTTTTTCTTGCGGGAGTTAATGCAAGCTACCGTGATACCAATAGCGTGCAAGGAATAGATGCGTTTCTGTGTTACGAAGGTTTATATGATGTACCTTTAGGTGTTGATAAAACAAAGGTAGCGGTAACAAATTCTTACTATTTGCCAAAATGTATCAAATATCCACATAATCTGACATCAGATGATGATGTAGATGATAGCTTGGAGTTCTATAGAAAATTATTGAATTGGTTGCCATACAACCATAAGAACGTTTTGGTTACACTTGGTGGAATGACTTCACTTGAAAGAGTATTAAAAGATACCGAGTGCTACAATCTTATCAGCGAAAAGATACACAAGATTTACATGATGGGAAGTGCTCTTCCTCGTACAAATTCAGAAACAAACTGGAAACTATATGGAATAGAAAATGTTCAATATGTTTTGGATAATACTCCTGTTCCAATATATATAGTTCCTTTCGATATTGGTGGAAACTGCACTATAGGTTCTCCTTTAAAAGAAATGGAATTCGATTTACTTAGAAATTGCATGTCACCTTGGAATTATGAAAGAAATGTTCCAGACCCAATGGCTGCATTTTGTGCTATAGTTGACGATGAGAAGTTTCTGCATTTGAAAAAACGAAGAATGAGTAAAATCTCATTAAATACAGAAACAGGTAATGTTACACCTACCTATAACGACACAAATGGAGACCTCTATCATTTACAGATAAATAGCAATGATACCTTTACAGAGGACATCTATAATAAAAAGATTAATTACATGTTAGGAAGATTGCTTGTGAAAATTGAAGATACTAATGTGACTAATGTTACAAGAATGAAACGTTGAGCT